CATACCCGTACTCATAGCCTCCGCTAATTCCATGGTATCTAATATAATCGGCTAATGCTTGCTGGCACTCTTTAATGCTCTCACAGGTGACGGTGTGTCTATTCCCTAACACCTTATTTCCAATTACTACCTTAAACATTTTGTACCTTCTTTCTGTGTATCACCATACACTATCGTTTTCTTACACTTATATTATATAATATGTATATGTATATTAAAAGAGGCACATAAAAATGATGGATACCCAAGTGGCGAGTTCCACGCAGGGCAAGGGCCCAAACCATCGAAGGCAACAGTAATGCACCTGTAACTAATCTGTAACACTGCCTGAAATAGGCAAAGGGCATGGGGTAAATATAGCCCATGCCCAATGTCACTGTATAAGGAGATAGATACTTACTTTGGTGCTGTCAGTTGAAAATTGCCATTAGTCTGCAAGACAGGCATTAAGAAGACCTGGGCAATACGATTCGATGCTAGGCTCAAACTCTTTTGCCGCAGTCGGAAAACATACGGCACCTTCATAATAGGCTAATACAGTGCCTTCACTATCAAATACGATGGTATCTTTTGTCTTTGTGGTGTGTTCTAATGCCCAGAGTTTCAGCATAGCCGGACCATATCCTGCTTCAAGGGTTGTATCGATTTTGCCAGTCTTGCGTGCGAATCTTACCAGAAAATATCTTGTGTCCATAATTAGTGTCCTCCGTTTAGTCTTTCAAGGTCATCTTCAACTTCATGTAATTCATGCTTGGCCATACAATAACCGATAACACCTATTACAATTAAAGGCAAAAATATCATCCACTCTAAAATAAGAAAACCTATAAACATTTCAGTAGTTGCGTCCATTGTGTGTTCACCTCACCATTATTAAATCTTCAAAATGAACAAAATATACCGACGTGATGGGAGCCTGTTCAATACTTCGACAGGTTGTTGGATAGTTTATGTTAGTATGGTAATAAGACTCCCATCCCGTTAGTATCCCCACGGTAATTACGTAGCATCTTCGTAGTCGCGGTAGTAGTCGTCATCTACATTATCAGTGTCCTCTACCGTAACACTAGAGATTTCTACATCGTCCTCGTCCATGTAGTTATGGATGTCGGAATACGGCATATTCTCTGCATACTCTTCGGCATCTTCTTTAGTACGTGCCTTGATAGGTATTGTAACTCGAATAGGCTGAAATTCCAATTCCACTTCAACCTCATAGAATGATGCCTGCATATAATCTACGATAGCCAGAGCCTTCTTCTGCAAAGAGGTAAAGAACTCATCATCGAACGGGCAAGACTTGGTGAAATCAATACCATTCATGATTTCATCACTCACCTTCATCTCGAAAGTGTCCCACTCTTTGTCTGTAAAATCTTTGGTACGCTCATCTGCTTTGGCGTATTCTTTTGTTACCCCAACGATTAAATCGTAGGCAACATTTCGCTGTGCCTTAGCAAGTTCCTGTGGTGTCAGGTCAATACAAACCGTAACATCTTCTTCATCTGTGCCTGGATTAGCCAGCATAACGTCGCTGACAAGTTTCTTCATGTCCTTAAGTGTTCTCCAAATCTTCATGGTGTTCATCTCCTTAATCTTTATTGTAAGGTGTATTATCATCTTACATATATAGTATAACATACACAAACGCAAATAGCAAAAGGCGTATAAAATATGTGGCTGGGGTGCTAGGACTCGAACCTAGAAACTGGAAACCAAAATCCCATGTGTTACCAATTACACTACACCCCAATATAGGCTGGCGCACCTCGTGCACAGGATACGCCAGTTGACAGGTGGAAAAGTGCGAAAATTACCTAGGATAAAAGAACCCAAACTCACCCGTCACCTTTTGGTTCTTTCGTGGCGTTCATACGAGGACTCGAACCCCGACACCGCTTACACGGCTACTCGCTGATTAGTAGTCAGCCCCCTTACCAATTAGGGTTATATGAACGTATAAATTCTAGGGTGAGGATTTGTCACCTCACATAAACAATAGCGTCCCTGTTGCAACATCGAGGGGTCGAATTGTTCTTGCTGACTCTAGCGTCTACCTATTCCGCCACCTAGAATATCAAAATCATGTTCTAATTATATCTTAATCCTCATCTTCTGACAACTCGGCATCGATGTCCACATCAAACCCAACATTTTCAAGTGCTGACTCGATGGCATGTCTCATTGGCTTCCATGCTACCTCTTTCGGAATATCTGCCTCTTTGGCAAGATTAAAATAGGTTTCAATAGCCGAAACAGTAGCGGCACCACAAATACACACAGCATCCATAGGTTTCGCATGAACCTGTACACTACACTTCTTTGGTGTGCAGTCGAAACTCACAAAGGTATCGTGCGAGCCATCAATTTCAAAAAAGTCCTTATCCATTTCACATCACCCCCAAAACATCAAACACATAGTCCATCTCTAAACCCAGGTCACCAGACATTAAATCTTCTACCAAATCATAATCTCCACAAGCGATGGCATCTTCGATTTCATCCTTAGTGTCCTGAATTGTCTCTCTTGCATCCTCTTCGGTCATGTTGTCTCTGTCCATTAAAATCTTAACTACTCGGTTCATACATCAGCCTCCTCCAATTTAGTTTCCCACGGGGTATCAAACTCAAAGTTAGACAGTCCCCCTAATACATTATCCTCTATCCAGTTCTCTTCATCAGTAGATAACCCGAACACTTCTACATACCAGTAGCTTGGTGCAAAATCAATGGTCACGTCTCCGGTCTCATACGCGGTTTCCATGTAATCCCCGGCAATATTAGGGGTGAAAAATATCTGAATGTCCTTTTCACCTTCCGTAGAATATGTGTCCTGAATGAATTTAAGAACCCGACGTACTCTATCCTTATTCATATTATTCCTCCTCATACTGTTCTGCATTGGTCTCATCGATGCAGGTAAACATTTCTATTAGGCAGTCAAAACAAACCTGACCTTCATCTGTAATGTACAACTCATCCACGTTCTCCCCACACTTGTCACAGTACAGGTGTATGGCATCTTTTTTACCACAGTTGAGGCAGTGTTCACAACCTACACAGTCATTTTCTCGCCTAATCATGCTTGACCTCCTCGACTGAAATTATACGGTATTCACAGTCAACACCGAGTCCATATAATTTCTTACACTCTGCCACGGAACTTACAGAACACTCTTGCCTATTCCAGTTCCCTTTGGTATATGCATCCTTATACTCGAAAACAACATGCACCATATTACTCTACCTCCACGATTTCTTTATGGGTAGGGGTAATATGACAGAACTTTGTTACCCCGTCCTTCTCAAACAAAAATCCGGCAGTAAACATATAGGTATTCTTCGTGATTACTCGAAGTCCCCAACCGCCTAAAACATAGCAGGTCTCTTTACAATGCTCCCAGGCTCTCCACTTTGCCGCAGATGCATTACCGTATGCTTTATACAGTTCGTCCATGTCACTTCTCTGCCAAATCTCGTAGGCATCTCTTGCTTGCTTCTTATAACTTGCCATAGTGTTCATCTCCTTCATCATTTATTGACCGTAATCATCATTTGATTACATATATAGTATAACATACACGAACGCAAATAGCAAAAGGCGAATTAGAAATCTCTCAACTGGTAAGGATCCTTCGGCTTTACAAGAAGTTTAACCTCTTCCCATCTCTGTCCCGCAAGACACTCCCATCTATTCATAGCATGGTCAGACTTTACATTCTTGGTAAACTTCCTAACATCATCCCAGAAAGTATCGGGATCCCGCAAAAGGTTGAGTTTATCAATTCTACCATAATCATGCTTCTCAAATGCCATACTGTAATCCATATTATCCTCTCCTCTCACTTACACTTTAAGGCACTGGTCAAGATACATATTGTGCCCATAGATAATCACATAAGGTCTACCACCTCGGGTAGTCTTAATCTTCAGGTAATGTACTTTTGGCGTATCTGTTGTAGCGAAGGACACGCAAGTAAGGTAATCATCAATACCATAATCAATAGTCTTTACTTCAACGCCTCCGAAATCTGTCCAATAGCCTATTGCCTTCTGTTCAATAACTGCCTGTTTTTCTAGCGCGGTCATAATCATTCCTCCTCAACAAAATACTTACGGTACTGATATAATGTGCTACCTGGCTTACTCTGTCTAATACGGATAATGATATTTGAAACCGAACCGTAGTTTACAGCAAACTTTTCTGCCATCTCTCTCTGTGTCAAGCCCTGTGCCTGATAATCGACAAGTTTGCCAAGAGAATAATCATCCCAATGCATATATGCGAGGGTTCTCTTAGGTGCCTTCTCCACAGTCTTTGATTCAACTGTTTTGTTGCCAATATAATCAAGAAGCCCATCCATACACTTGTCGCATAGGTAAAAATCTTCATCCAGTACTGAAAGATTAGCCTTCACATTGTAGAACTCTTTGCCGCATTTATTACATGCCAATGCCACTCTAGTTATCAGTGCCATAAATCATTCCTCCTCATACTGCTCGTATTCATCCCACTGGTGTTCTTGCTCATAAACTGCCTCACGATTATTCATAGCGGTACAGGCGTTTTCAAACTCAAAATCATCCATCGCTCCACAGGCATAATCACTAAAAATGCTCATTTATTCTCGCCTCCATTTCATGTTATGCACCATACATGATGTTGTTTTACACTTTTATTATAATATGTAAGTGTATAAAAAGCGAATGGCGTCTATGAAATGATGGTCCCGAATTTATCTACTATATCTCTAATTTCGCCCTTATAGAATACCAATACATTTTGATGTTGCCGACCTATCTTTCTGGATTGGTTAAAATACTTCTTGGCTCGAATCGGAAGTGAACCTAAATTGTTTACAAGGATTAACTCGTTATAATATTTCAGACCACTATCCATAAGTATCTTAATGGTATCGGGAACTAGACCTAAATATTGACTCTTCGCCATATCCTGAGGGCTCTGTCTTATTTCTGAAACAACTATGCAATAGAAGGATGATGGTTTTAGGATGTCGGCAGACTGCCGTAGGATGGTTCCGTACTTCTGCTTAAAGCACTCGTAATCAGGTAATCGGCTTAAATCTGCCGGATTCTTGGTGTATTGCTCAAGGTTGTAATATGGTGGACAAGTAAACACCATATCAAACTCGCCATACTTATCAAGAAATGTCGGGCTTCTCAACACTACCTCAGAATCGCCTTGACACCATTCTACGGTACCACGAATATCGGAAAACTTCTCGGCAAACTCTTTAGCGTGACGGTTATTGGTCAATACTTGGTCAGGCGACAAATCAATACCTACATAGTTTCTACCTAAAGATTCTGCAACTAACCCTCTTACACTTCCACCAGCAAATGGGTCGAGAATCTTCATGCCCGGATTACTGAACCACTTATACATCAACTCGCATAAAAATGGGTCAAACATAGAAATACTTTCAGCGGCTTTCTCACTGTTATAGTGGGAACTGAACAGATTAGTGGGTGTTGCATTGTATCTCTTAACATCCCTACCTTCTACGCTATGTGGCAGTATGTGTAACCAACGGCTGCGATTATTCAGCCACTCGGGCCTAGTACTATTCAATATAGAAAATGGTGCCCACTGTGGAGCGTCATTCAGCAACTCTACGGGCAGGCGGGATACTAAACGGTCGAATAATGGCATCAATGAAATCCTCCTTTAATATGTCTGTTTTTGAGGGCCTCGAAGGCTTTAGATTGTTCGATAGGGTACCACATATAATTATCCCACACACTCTGAAAATCTTCTGCTGGATAGCCGCGTTCCCTATATATTGTCCTCTCTAGTATGTCGCAACAATGCAAGTAGAATACCTCATCATACTCCATCTTATCATTATCCATTAACCACATAGCCTCTAGACAGCATTTCCAACATACACCGCATCTGTTATCAAATAATCTCACCCTGTATTTCTGTTCCGCCCTATGTTTCCAATGGGCTCTGAATCTATAAGGGCTCATACAAGATACAGACATGGTAAATAACTTCCAGTCGTTTGACAGCAGTTCAAAGGTATCAGCATTTGTCTCTAGCGGTATCAACATGTCAAACTCTGGTATTACATTCTGGACAATCTCTTTATATGCGTCCCACATCTCTATGCAGTCACCACCACATATATCAAACTCATTCATATCCAGTACAGACTTATTAAAATTACCAAAACACAAAACAGGTCTGTAATTATGGTACAAAGAGTAGTGTAGCGCACCATTAGCGATTATATAGTTCTTCAAAGGATGCTCTATGAACTGATGGGTTCCGGCTAGTTTGATATAGTCTATGTATAAATCACAGCCTAGATAATCTGCTATTGCTTGTGCGGCTTTCTTCTCATCACCGTACGCTTTATTTACACCAGTAGCATGATATAGATGTACTTTGTAGCCTTTCTGAACATAGTAAAATGCGGCTGCGGCACTATCTTTACCACCCGACAAGCACACGGTTATTTCTTTTTTTCGGGAAAATTTATAATCTACCTTAGGAAAATGAAAGTCTTTAATTAGTGGTTTTCTGTACTGTACCAACTTGGAGTCTAATATCTGGTCAAGTTTAGTGAATGACGAATCTAACCACAACGTATCTTCTGATTCAAACATATACTCGGTATCAGATATATAAGAATACAATGCCTCTATCATACTGAATACTCGGCTCTTATTTTTGTATTCATGTATAACCCTTTGCATCAGAATAGCCTCCTTTGTGCATACCTACGATGAGTTGCCTGTTCCCATTCTTTCTGGTACTTTTCGTTGTCGGCCTTCCACTTCTTATAACATACGGGTCCAAATCCCAATTCTTGGGACTCTTTGGTACGCAAACGTCTACCACATTTTATACATTTTGTATATTTTTCCGACTTTTTGGTACAGTTACAAGACCTATCAACCATCAACTCGCTTCGTTTCTTTTCCATACCGCACTTCCTACAAACAAATGTATCGTTACCCCAATTCCACGGTTCGGCTTCAAAACATAATTCCCACGACATATCAATAACTCACCCTTTCTTTGAATAATTTACCACATTCGGGACATCTATAAACAACAAAAAATCCTTCTTTCGCAAGTGCTTTACCTAGCATACCGTACATCTCAATACCACATTTACAATGCGGACATTGAGCCCAAACTTCACCGTGAAAACAAGCACCAGGTAAACACTCAGGCACATTTGAATAAATTATAGGCTTTTCATCACTCATAATCAGGTACCTCAACCTCTTCTTCCTTAACAGACTTTACATTATCCCACCATATAGCATAGGTTGTCTCGTCATCATCAAAACAAGCCAAAACAGGTGAAGTAATCCCATATATATAAACAGGACTGCTAAAAGTTTTCAGCACTTTGCCCTTAAATTTACCTTTAATAACTTTAACTGTATATAATGTTGCTTTCATTTTATATGCCTCACTCTATCTACACCACGCAGTTTTTCAGAAAACTCTTTTAATCTATTAAAATGTCCATGAAAATAAGGTTGGTATCTATTAAACCTAAATCTTTGAGCATCCTCTTCCATGTATAGACAAATGGTACACATAGTCTCTATCAACTCGATTAGTAAATCCTTATAAAGTCTAATCCTCTTTCTCATTTTCATCTACTCTCCCAAATGTCTTTAATGTCTAATTCCTCACGAACCAGAGCGGTTTCTTTAATAAAGGTAGTCTCTACCTCATACTCTTCATACTCAACTGCGAGGTATCTGGTAAATACAAACCCGTTAGCAATTAAATCTAAAGCATCTTGCAAAGAATACCAATGTGCCAAGTCTTCTTTTCTACTACAAGAGGAGTACCAGTTTCTTCCGTCTTTATGGTATCTCTCATCATAGTCCATAGGTAAATCTTTCGTCTTACAGTTAGGCAATTTACCAATTCCCCAAACTAATTTATTGTCTTGATTATACCACAAGCCATTTTCAGGACTAATTGCTTCTAATCTATATAGCCACTTTGCTTCTTTCATGTCCAAAACCTCGCTAAAACATATTCTACGGCTACTTCATCATCGATTTTGCCGGTCTTAATGCCCAGTTCTGCACTCTGGGACAGTTTCATAAGTTCTATTAACTTATCAGGACTATATGTATTCTTTCTTCCACACGCCAATTTCACTTGAAATGGGGTAAGTCCTGTAACATCGGTTAGTTTATTACTACCACTATATGTCTGCACCTGTAAAACATATCTGGCATTATTGAACAGATTAGATAAAATGTTCAGAGTAAACTCTCCCGAAGCGTAGCACTCATCCAGTAAAGCGTACGCCTTCTTTATCTTCCTAGTCAATACGGCATCGATAAAATCAAATATCGCATCTCTAGGCGGTACATACAGAGTGTTAGACTGGACTAACTTATCGAAGGCATCATCAGCAGACAGATTACCATGCATAGCCATGTAATGCTTTACCTTATCTAATTCTAATAGTATAGCACTGTAATTTCTGTCGCAGGCGTCAATAAGTGACTGGCAATTACGATTAGACAATGCCAACTGTTTCTTTATGTAGTTTACCAATGTACTCTCTGGCAGATATTCAAACTCTACGATTTCGTCCTTAAAATTCTTGTAGAATTTGTTTCGCTTGTCTATGTTGTTAAACACAAGAATTATAGTATCGTTTCTAAACGCTCTATCGTCTCTTAATACGCTTTGTAACTTATCGTCTGATATAATTTGTGTATCATCAGTAACGACGTAAATTGACGCATCAGAAAGCAAAGAAACAGTACGGGCAAATTTGCTCAATTCTATGAACGTATCGAATGTTTTTATAGGTGCTTTACGTACTTTGGCAATTTGCTCAATATATGCTGACCTAACTACTACTTCCGGCCCGGTAAAGATATAATATCTATTAAACTTGCCAGTCTGTATGTGAGATTTTACAACTGAAACATCCATCATACTACCTCTTTAATATCTATGAGCCACGAGTCGAACAACACTGATTTATTAACCCCGGTTATTTGTAATGCCTGTAATTTTTTATTGGTGAGTTTTACCCACTTTCCATACTTCAAAACATCCGAGCGAAGTCGGTCGATGCAAACATCAATAAACATACGCCAGAACAGTCTCAAATCATAGCCGTCCTGTGTATCTTTGAGTTTAATCTTGGCAGAAATCTTGAACATATTTGCCACAGATACATCTTCTAGGTTATCAGCAACTTTGTTGACATACTCGGCAAACTCTGCGGGATTATATTCAAAGATATGTTTAACATCTCCAGGTGTTTCACACACATTACAGATGATGGACTTAATTGTAGCCGAACATTCTTTATCAATGCACTGACCAATTTCATCGGCACTGTATTTATCCATGTACATAACAGTACCGCGACTTCTAATAGTCTCCAGCACAGTGTTTATATCTGACACCGTCATAATGAAGTACGCATCTTGTGGCGGTTCTTCTGTCACTTTAAGAATACAATTCTTGGCAGCTGGACTCATGTTGTCCGCATTAGGAATAACATATACATAAGGAGACGTAATCTTATTTGCGTTACCTATCATGGCTCGCATATCATCTACGCCACAAGTATAAGTTACAATACCTGCATTAAGTTTACTGGCTATATGTTCAGCCATCAACTTTCTTCCGCTACCCGGTAAACCTACTAAAATAGTGAATCTAGGAAACTTACCGAGATAAATCATATCATCAACTGTATGAATTAAATTCTTCTGACCAATCATTATTTAACCTCCGTGTATAAAATCATCATCGCTTCAATAGTAGCCTTAGGAGATGTGTCCCACTTAATCTCACTGTTAAGATTGACCAGCATTGACAGCATATCTACAAACTGACCTAACGACGCATTACTACCCAGAGCATCCAACTTGGCTTTATAACTCTGTGGAATAGTGGTGAAAGAAATATCTTTAGTCTGTAAATACTTCACCAAATCTAATGTAAAATTGGTGAACTGTTTCATAAACTGCTTCAAATCTCTACCGCTCATGTGGACAGTATCAATAATCGTCAACGTGGACATACTATCGTTGGTAACAAGAGAGTTGCATAATGCAAACATCGTCTCATAATCTGCTAGTCCTAATGCTTTCGTCACACTATCTACGGTCAACTCGGTAGAGTATGCAATACACTTATCTACCATAGTAATAGCGTCTCTCATCCCACCCGACGCTAATTTAGCGATATACTCTAATGCACCAGGTCCGGCACTTAAACTAGGCTCATTCTTTACTTCACAGGTGATAATATAACACAGTCTATCTACAATACCTTGCTGACTTATCCTCTGAAAATCATAGCGTTGTACCCTGGAAAGAATTGTCTTTGGAATCTTCTGCGGGTCTGTCGTACACATGATGAAAATAGATTTAACTGGTGGTTCTTCAAGTAGTTTAAGCATGGCATTCCAGGCTGAATTTGATAACATGTGTACCTCATCCAAGATGAATACCTTATACTCGCTATCAATGCTTGCCGTTTTTGCTCTTGAAATAATGTCCCTAATATCTTCGACACTGTTGTTACTAGCCGCGTCAAGTTCGATAGGATTTCCTTGACCGCGGTTAATATCTTTTGCAAAAATTCTTGCACAGGTTGTTTTTCCTGTTCCGGCTCCGCCGCAGAATAGATAGGCATTTTTAACCTCCCCTGTTCGTAACTGGTTCTGTAATATTGTCTTAATCTCGCCCTGTTCCGTAACATCATCGAACGTCTGTGGGCGATACTTAATTGCCAAACTCTTTACTGCCATCGTTTAACTCCTTCTTACGTTTTAATTCACCTTCTAGAGCATGGAATGTCCATGAACCAGAATCTGTTTTGATTTTTATGCCATACTCTATCTTGTCTTTTTCGGTAGAGGACACGCTAACAACTTTGACTTCAAGGTATACTTTATCACCTACATTAAACTTACTTTTCATCTCTGCTCTCCTGTTCTGTAAAACTATATCTAGCGAAGTACACAGGCTCTCCGTATCTGTTAATCGACTTCTCGGTTCTTGTAGTAATAGCAATGCCAGACTTCTTCAGTCGGAAGATAACATCTGCCAGTCTTGTCACGCCCAAGTCTCTAAATGCCTCGAGACTACTGATACTGCCAAACTCATTGATATACTTTACTACTCTTTCTTTCTGGTTCATATTATTACCTCCATTTATCATCTATAATCTCTACCCAGATTAACACAGCGAACAGTGCCACAATTAGTAGCACTGCTATCGCTGGGTAATTAGTTACAAACTCAAGCATGACCTGTCAACTCCTCACACATCATCTGAAACTTTAGGTCTTCTACTTCTGCCTCAAGTTCTTCGATGCGCTTCTTTGCCGCGGTAAGTTCTGCTAAAACATACTCTTCACAGGTTCTGATTTCCATATTATTCATCTCCAAACTTTAGTTTGCCCATGGCTTCTTCTGACTCCGGCTGTTCTTCCGCATCAAATAACACCTTACAGATTTTAGAAGAAATAAGCGCACCCATCATAAGAACCATAAGACCTTTCTGCGGCGCATCTTTAGCCACTTCATCTGTAAGTTCATCTACAGCCTTAAATGAAATCTCCTTAAACTGCTTCTCTGTAAGTACAACGGTCTTTTCTTTATCATCAATAGTCATGTGTTCATCCTCCTCAACTATTTTCCTTATTACAATGCTTTTTAAGCGCCTCATTAAAGCAACCACGATTGTCAAAACACCAACGCTTCATGTAGCACAACGCCAGAGCCTTTTCCTCATCAAACGGGTCCATATCTTGACAGGTCACTTTGGTTACTGTGTCATCTGTCCACTTAACTGCGGTAACTCGCTTCTCACGGTTGAAATTAACAATCTTAATCCTATCACTCGGTACAGGAAGTTCTTTCAAAGGGATAGCTTCGGTAATCTCTACTAATCGCTCGTAGTTACACCCAAAAGAGAGACGATAATCATCTGGTGTGCGCACTTCGCATACGATAACCGATGTAGAATACCACCCTTTGGTCGCACTTTCTATACGATACTCGCCTCCCTTTTGCAAAATCAACTTTGACTTATAATAGTAATGCTTCGGGTCATCTAAATGACCGCTGTTAAACACGACACCATAAATATACATGTGTTCATCCTCCTCATTCATTTAACATGTTGACTAAAGTCTCAAAGAGATTCTGGTCAATAAGATAATGTTGCTCGCCATCTCCAAAGTCTATTGCCAATGCAGAATATGACTTGTTCATAGCGAACGCCTCTTCTCTATTCTTATCTATCCATTCTCTCTTTATACTGAAAGATTTCTTCAACTCGGTACAAGTCTTACACTCTATAAGCCAATCTTTAAGAGCGACATCGCCTTTACTGAATTTAGTAGCACCACTATTTGCTATTCGCCTCCCCCCTAGTTGTTTTGCTACCTTATTCTCTTGTCTTTTAGAGTAGAATCGTGTCGGTCTCATGTATCTCTCACTTTCTATAAACATTATACAACATATTTACTATAAAAGCAAAGGGCGTAGAGTCATTCTACGCCCAAATACTTTACTCCTCATCGAACAGTGCGATAACCTTTGTGATATTGCCGTCTTCGATTTTAAGAATTTCAGACTTGCCGAAGAAAATCTCTACTGTATCTGCCAACACTGACTTGACCTGTGATGTGAACTTCTCAATGTCCACACAACAAGTAAACTCATCGGTAGCAATACTCTCTCGATACTCAATGACCTCTACACCATCAGTCTGTTTAGAGGCAATTTGCATCTCGCTATTACGGAATGTAATATAGATGCCATTCTCATCCATCTTTGTCACAAACAGAGACAGTCTATCCAGTACACCTAACAGTGTGGCTTTATCTACGATACAGGATGCATTTGTATCAAGTTGAACAACCTTTTTAATAGCATCGACCTGGAAGTCATCAAGATATGGCATTAACTGACTGAATACAGTGCAACGGTCTGACTTGAACATGATATACTTATCATTCTTTGTCACTTCGATTTCCTCGCCGGACAGCAACTCAATCATATCCATTGTTGTGGCAGTAACAAGAACTGGCTTATCAAAAACTTTAGTATTTACAATACACACCTTGAAAGAGTCTGTTGTAATAGCCTCTTCCCCAAGATAATAACCAGTGTAGCATCCATGATAACCTTTAGTAGTGTCAAGTGATGCTCCGGCAGTAGCGTGAATCATCTTTAATGTGGATAAACTCATCTTCACTGTATCACCGTCAGTAAGTTTGCTACGAACATCGGGGAACTTAACCAGTTCACCTTCACCATCATACGGAAGTTCCAAGGTGTAGTTGCCGTTGCCTTTGATTTCCAAAGTGCCATTAACAACTTTCATCTCAACATCTTCGCTGGTAATCTTTGAGATGAGTTTTGAAAAAATAGCAACATCCACAACAACATAGAAATCGTCTCCAGTACAGTCCTCTGTCAAATACAGATAGGTATTCTCATCCGTCGTAGTTACAGTAAGTTTACCTTCTTTCAGTTCAAGTGCAAGCATGCCAGTAAGCGGAATATCTCCTACACAGGATGCACATTTCATAGCTTTACTGACCATGTCTTGCAGTTTTTTGGTGTTTACTTTTAGTCTCATACATCAATCTCCTTCTTACCATAGCCTTTGACAAACTCACCTGTACGGAACTTAACAGACTCCGGGTCATACACGTAAGCCTTAATGTCTTTGTCCATAGCCACAACTTTGGCGGTAGCAATATCAAGAACATAGATGACACTCTCATCGACCGAGGTCTCATCAATTACATCAGACGTATCAATGACCATGTAAATCTTTCTGAACTCATCGTCCACAAGTCTGAACACATCTGTCGGCTCAAGTCTATCACCAGAAATGATGGCTCTGTCATAACTATCGCTTCTTTCAAGGTAAATCTTCTGTTCTTTTGTTTCTTTTATTTCAGGTGTCTTTTCTTTCATGGTGTTCCTCCCTAATAAAATCTTGTCCCAGTCAATTCTGGGCATAACATCATACTTCTCTATAAAACCGGTACAATCGACTACTGGTGTGGTATCAGTATAATAATGCACCTCTGGTAAACCGCTCGTTGACCACGATGAGTAAGGTATTTTGCTATCCTCTGGCCACATATCTAACCTCCTTTCTTCTTACTATATAAATATTATACAACATAATCTGAAACACTACAAACGGCTACGTTTTCTTATATCTGCCGCTTATAATCTTTGGAACTGACAACTCCCAATTTATTCGGTGATGCAATCTAGGATGACCTACGCCTACTGTATATATCTTAACACTGGATGGATTACAAATAACTGTAAAGAATGACTTGGTATATGTTCCAAGGGCTCTATACAACTCTGTCATTCCGCCAGATGTTTGCTGTGTTTGGGATTGGTCTAACGACATATTAGATATGGTAAAGAATAGATACCCTTTTGAGCCAAGATTAACGTATGTATTTACATCTTCATTGATACGTCCTATAAAGTCGAATCGTCTCTCTGTGGTACAGAAGAATGAGTTCATAGCCTTTCTCGCTATCTTATCCTTAAAGACTTTAGAAGTCGCACCACCTATAAAGTCTCCTGTTTGTGCTAATGCTACTGATAAGGCTCCGGTGAGTTCAAGAAAGTTAATCATCAAATCAACAATGGCATCGAACTCTCTAAGGTAAATAGAAGTAAACTCACCGTTTTCTAATCTACGCTGTCTAAAGTTAGTATAGTCATCGTCAAGTTCAAGAAAATATTTATAGCCTAGTTCTTCTGCAATATCGAAGCAGGCATTTCTAGCGTAAACAATGGCACGTCTGTCTGTTCCTCTATCTATGGTATCGAACTCCATAGACTTCTTTAACTTATCAAACATGACCACATTTTCTCTGCCGAACTTCTCATAATACTGGTCAGCGGTCTTATCTTCATTATCAATTACCAATATCACTCTATTGGTATTACCGGCACGCTTCAATGCGTCTATGGTCTTAACTCTGTCAGGTCTTCCATGCGTAAGTATGAAAATAACAAAATCATTTCTCACGAATAACTCCTTTCACAAACCCTAATGCGTTAGCCGTATCTTTATCTAATACCACTAATGCGCTCTCTCGCATAAGGGCTTTCATTTCATCACTGGCATGAATATAATACCGCGCTATCTTTGTATAGTCAAACTTCATAAGTCTTGCACTGGTCAGCACTAAAAATGCCTTCTCTTTATCAGGTAAAGATGACGCCTGTATCTTATCCACCAGTTTATCATACTGCTCTGTATCAACTAAATCATATACAGAAGGTTTCAAACGTGGAATTGGCTCGAATTTAGATAATTCTTCTACATACTTGCCGTTCTCATCTACTAATGATTTGCCTACTGAAAACGCTACGTTCATTTCTTGTATCTCCCACTCACTATTCTGTTGATGGCAGTTTCAGTATGTGTAATAGGCTTCCAGTGGTCTTTATAAAACCCCATATCATTACAGTCTGGATGACTAACTACTGACATAAACGCCATCTTAAATCCGTCGAAAGTCTTATAAGTGTCCGTATTTCCACCAGCTACTTTTCCATTACCCGCACCTACATCTATCTGCAAAGGAACATAAGTTAACCACACTTGACCCATACGATTATAATCAAGGTCGGTTATTAAGTCCTCAAACATATTCAGACGCCAATCTACTTTATGCGCCCCATTACGTAGAAAACAGTTTACACTTATACGATATTTATTTGACCACTCCAACGCTTGTACGCCACATCTATACACGTTACATACACCCGGCATTAAACACGCTAAATTAGCGTTCTCCACGTACTGAAAGCACTTCTCTATAATCTCATCGAAGATGCCGTGAAGATGAATAGTCTTTAACGAGCCGTCCACATCTTGCCTTAGCCGAAATTTATAGATGTCATCGTCCAGCATGATAAAATATTGATAGCCTAATCTTCGGGCAATATCTTCTATAGCATTTCTAGCAAACACAGCAAACTTCGGCACAGCCTCTGCTAACCCTACATCGGTGCGTTCAATATATAGGTTCTTGTTGAACACAATAATATTCTCCACACCATAGTTATCTATATACTGCGGGATAGTAGGGTCTTGGTCATCTAAAACAAGATATATCTTGTGAGAAAAGCCTAGTTCTTTCAAAGTATTATAGGTTTTTTGATTATCAGGTCTCCCATGTGTAAGAATGAAGGCAGCATAATTCATTTGTCTACCCTCACACCACTTCTGTCCATAATAGTCTGAATATCTTCTGTCAATGTGACGTAGCCGTTTCTAATCGCATCCTCAAAATCAATAAGAACTAATGCTGACTGTTCCATTAACTCCTGCATCTCTTTTTCGGAGTTGGCATAGTAATCTGCAATTAAGGCATACTTAAAAGCAATATGTCTAGTAGCGGCTAGAAGTAGGAAACGCTTCTCCTCTTCCGATACGTTAGACTCTTTAATGTTCTTGACCAATTGTCCATACTTTCTAGTATCTATGAGTGAATCCAAACTAGGCTTTACGACAGATGGTGTATATTGAGGTACTTTCTCACGCTTTGTATTTGTATATAGGTCGTCACTTCTGCTCTCTCTATCTTTAGGTTCAAATAATCCTTTCATTCTATCACCTCACAATTCTATTGAGTCTCCATACCACTCTTTTGAAACTTCTACGTCACAACTGAATGGCATTTTTAATATTCTTTCAGCCGCCTCACTCATAACTTCGGCTAATCTTCTCGCACATTCTTTTGCGTTCTTTTCCGGGCACTCCCCAATAAGTTCATCATGCACAGGTATCAGTAAAACAAACCCCAGTTCTCTCAACTTCTCGTCTTTAGTTACTAATATCATAGCCAGTTTAGTTAAGTCTGCGGCACTACCTTGGATTCTAGCATTGACGATTTTGGTAAAGTCTTTCTCTTTAGTATGGTCTACAATCCACAAACCCTCTTTGTTTGCTTCTTCAAATACGCCACGCTTATACTTTGTACGGCTTAATTTAGTAAGCCATCTGTGCTGAATATCCATCGGCACTTCTGTCGATACTTCTGAATCAAATGCAAGTGGGTCGTCGTCATGTGCTACCCCATCTTTCCACTTCACTTCATAGTCAGGCAACATCATAGAAGGCAGCCGTCTCTTACGACCACATACTGTTGTTACATAGCCTAAGTTTTCTGCCATCTCGATACTTGCCTGTTCAAATATCTTAATCTCTGGGTACTTCTTATACAGATTAGCCTTTAAACGCTTCGCTTCTTCTAATGTAATGCCCATACCTTCAGCAACACTATCATCTCCACGGCCATACAAGATTCCGAGCAATACAGGCTTTGCTAAATTACGGCGCTTCTTATACTCTGGTGGATTCTTGTGTCCATCTTTGTCAAACTCACAACACTGTTCATACGGCACATTAAAACAAGCACTAGCAACGTGACTGTAAATATCATCACCCGATTTTCTTGCTTCATATAATGTCGGATAGCCCATCTCATTACAGAATGCCGCAAGACAGGATGGTTCTTGCTGTGAATAGTCACTTGATAACAGTACATATCCTTCACTAGCCGTAAACATCTTACGAATCTCATTGTGAGGTATATTTTGCATATTAGGCTTATCACTACTGAATCTACCTGTATCTGCTCCGCACTGATTAAACCTACAATGAATACGACCGTCGTTTGGATTTACTACTTCGGGTAACTTATCAATGAACGTACTGACCATAGTAGAAAATTCTCGATAGTCTAGAATCGCATCTACTACTGGATGTTTTGGCTCAATAGACATTAACGATTTCTTATCTGTACTTCTTGTAGGTTGCCCTCTATTATCCGTAGCGACTAAACCTAACTGGTCATACAACGCTGTCTGTAACTGCTGAACTGAACCTATGTTAATGTCAGCAGATAGACCGTATTCTACACAGACAGTATGAAATGCCTTTTCACGCTCATCGAGTATAGTATGATACTTATCTTTCAATTTCTGGTTAAACTCAAAATCAAATTTCACACCAGCATCTTCCATGTCAACTACAACATCAACACACGGCATCTCTAGATTAAAAAATACCCATGCAACACCGTTCATTCCGTTACGGTCAGACAACTCACAAGATGCATCATAATACAGATACTTCTTCTGAAACTGGTACAGTTCTAATGTAATCTTCGCATCGTTAGCCGCATACACATACGCCACACTTAACGGCACAAGATTAAAACATATACCATCGAATAAATCACTGAACTTATATGCCTCTTTTGTAGGGTCACCACAGTATTTATGATGAAGTTTCTTCAAGGCATTAGATTCTTCATTCTCATTCATAAGACGGGCAGCTAAAAAACAGTCCCAATTACAATGAAGTCGAACACCTACTTGGTTCTTTATTACCCTAATATCAAATGTCGCATTGAACATGACAATATAAATATTATTCAGTCTTGCCAATTCCTCACGAGCAACATCCATAGGCATCTGACCACTTAATGGTGTCTGATACACATAAGATATGTGCTTCAAAGGCACATATATAGTCTTATGACCTGTAGTTGACAGAGAGAAGCCTACAATATCATCTACCAACGGATTAAGTCCTGTCGTCTCTGTATCGATAGCAACCACACCCTCGATTATACAAGCATCAATATAATCGTGAAGTGCTTCTGGTTCAGTTACACTTTCATACTCATTCACTACATCGCCCAGACTTGTAAGCATCGACCTTGCTCGGGCTATTGTATCAAGTAATCCCCCGCCCGACTTTTTCGGTGCGGAGGACTTCTTGGTACTTTTCTTTGCTAAGGTCATATCTGAATCTTTACCAGGTCTGGCTGGGATTTCAAATAAACCTTTAGCCATTAGAACCGATCCACTCCCCCATCTCTTCTACTCGGTGTTCTTCTAGGGAACTCTTCTTCGGTAGCCTTCTCACCTACTTCGGGAAATCTACCCTTTTCTACATAGTACGCCATCTCTTCGGCGCTCTTGTCGAGAATAATCGTGCCGAGAACATCAGGTACTTCCGGCAAATCTTCAAGAGTAGTGTCGTCCTTCTTAATCTCGTACTCTTTATAAGTCGTAGTAGTGTCTCTCGGCTTGCCGTTACGCTCGATTTCAAAGACGTGAGAACAGAGAGGTGTATCAGCACTAGAATATCTAGAACATATAGAAGAAAGTGTGCCGAGATACTTCTTACCACGCTCCCAAATCTTAACCTCTTTCTCATCAACGTCATACAAAGGCACAAATACTTTCGCAATTTGTGTTTTGTTAGCCGCACAGAGAGGACATACATTCTTCGGGTCTGTATATTCTCTGATGCAGTTTACATAGCGTCTCTTGCCATCTACTTCTACTTCATGCACAGCGTAGCCGAATACATCTTGCATATCGTTATACATGAATCTCACCCTTGCGGTGTCTTTGTCATTCTTCAACTGAAAGAATGAACTTCTGCCGTTTGTCCCATAATTTTCTGCGTTACTTTCTGTAAATCTTGCCATTTCGTTTTCTCCTTTTGTCGTTTAGTCGGTTACTTTATAGCCATACAGATTCAAATCTGTGCAGGCATCTTTGATAATCTCGAACACATCACTAATGGTGCAAGTCTCAAGGTCAAAATACACTGACAGAAAACCTTTTCCGTCAAAATGAATCTGACCTACTCGGTACTCATTAGGAAAATTCGAGTAAGTAAAAATGTCAGGTAACATAGCAACTTTGATACTGCGTTCCAAAGGCTTTGCCGCGAATACTAACAGGTCATCTATAATAAGATGTACCTCATTGTCAGTAAGTTCAAGTTTGGCATCACGCTTCTTCGCAATTTCTGCTACGACCTGACGTACTTTGTCATCAACTTCCATGTTATCAGTCCTCCTTGTAAAATCTGTATTATCTCTAATACGAATATATTATAACACGAATCGAAAACCCGCACAAACGGCTAGATTAAACCGATTTGTGCATCTAATTGGTCTTCGATACTGGCAAGCATAGCCTCATTGGCTTCATCGGAAAGGTACTCATATACTTTAGCCGCGCCTTGGAACTTTTCTAATACTTCACCTGTTTCGGTATCGATGATACTGTACCATGCGCCTGTCTTTACAATAATACCTCTGTAAATAGCAAGGTCAATTAGGTCTCTCAAATAATCCACACCATCTTCATACATAAGAGTATAGAAGCCTGTTCTTCTAGTAGGTGGACAACTCTTATTCTTGACCATACTCATCAGCACATAGTTTCCGGCCGGACTCTCTGCTTTCATGTTCAGTTCATTACCATCTGCATCGATATACTTACCCTTTGCAAACTCAAGGCGTACTGAACAGAAATGTTTCCAGCCTTTTCCACCAGGTGTTGTAGTTCCACCCCACGGACTATTCATATCTGCTCTAATCTGATTTATTCCGATACCTGTACAGTTATGAAGTCTCATTACCTTCTCTATCTTCCTACTGAATACTGTAAGTGAGGCAGAAATGCCTGCGTATGTCTTTTCTGTAATGTCCTTATCAAGTTCCTGTTGCGAAGATAAAGCCGGAAGTGAATCAAGAACCCATAGACCTACTTCTCCACTCTCTACGGCTTCTTGAATAAATTGAAAAATCTCTTCGGCACTCTGAACAGTAGGGTTAACAATGATAAGGGCATCTACATCTACTCCCAACTTTGACGCCCACTTTGTATCTAATGTATTCTCGGCATCGATATAGAGTACCTTCTTTGCTCCTTCCATTTCTTGGTAGTTTGCAATAATATCTAATGCAGTAGTAGTTTTACCACTATGCTCTGCGCCTGAAAACTCAATGAGTTTACCGACTGGAAGTCCCCCGAAAGTACACCAATTCATTCTAGGAGAAGTAAATGGTATTCTTGCACAGTTATAGTCGTGTAAACCTACGCTAACTATCTCCTCATTTGCCTGTTTATTCATCTTCTTAATTACATCATCTAGTTTACTCATTCTTTATCACCTTCTTTCAATAACTGTCTTCGTCTATGCAGAAAATGAGACGGAAACATAGTAAATCGATACTAAAAGTATATGGTCTATGATTATTCCCACAACAGGTCAATCTAAATGCTAGTGGAAATATCCAAGAGTCTTTATCCATATAAAACTTTATCCTTTTCATTCCGCTTCACCTCTCTTTCTCATATCTGCACCGCAAGTGTCACAAAATTTCCCCTTTCTATCTGCCCCACTTCCACACCTAGAACAGTAATACTTAAACCGTTCATGATATTTTTCTATCCACTCTCCGTGTGGTCGGTTGTGGTATGGTTCACCGTGATAAACGGCATCGCATAACATCAACATGTCTTCGTACTCCAACCCTTTTACACCGTGACCGTAATCGCTTCTAATATGAGCATTTGTCTTTTCGGGTATCTCAATTATCAGTTTCACTTCTCGTCACCACTCTTTCCAAAGAAGTCATTGTCAAATTTAATTAGGGCTGTGGTATACTCGCCATAGCACCGTTCACACATATCATGTCCTGACTCACTGTAGTGTCTGATTTTCCATGTCGGGGTGCTCTTCTCAACCTCTATTAGTTTACCGCACTTATCACAATATATTTTTATCATGGTGACTCTCCTCTTCCCTGTATGGTGTCGGCAACGGCATCCATGCGAGGACTTCAATAAAGTTTGCTCTATTCCATATGCCATTTGAAAAAGTGACTTCTTCCACTACTGTTTGATACCGTCCATTGTGTTTTCTGTCATCTATTGCAAAACGCTTTTCTGTGACAATATATCGCCCACTTTTTTCGGGCAACCTTTCAGAACATGGTATCCATTGTGGTCTTTCCGTTAAAATTCTATCGTGTTCGGGAAGCCATCCTATCTCTGTGAGATAGTCGATGGCACTTTCTTTTTCACACTCTCTGTGTGGTCGTTCTTCTGTTGACATTTCTTTAATCTTATTACATAGAGCCTTGTTCACTTCGAGAAGCACCTTTTCCGCTTGAGTAAAAGGTCTAGCGCCTAGTTCTCCTTCGGGAAACGGTGCGAAAAAGCCACGTAAGGTTTTATGCACTAACTCAATAATTTCTTGTCTTTCTTTCTCGGTCATCTTTGTATCCTCGTAAGTTCCATTTCGGTCATTCTTCTACTTAACACCTTTTTACATGAACCTAAAAGTTCCTGTGCGTTATCTACTTTAGCCTTCATAATCTTATAGGCTCGGTTGTAGCAGACGTTGACCAGATACTCATGCTGACTGGCAAGTTCTGCTAAACTATCCTTATCGGCAACTGTGCCTGGCTCACTACTAGACCGAGCAGAATGATATGTCTCTTTATAGATGGCTTTAGAAATGTCATCTTTAATACCTAACTGCTCACACATCCCACCTGCAAAGTAAATAAGTGTGGACAAATTCATACAGAAATCGTCCAGTTCATCATTCGTAGGCGGCTTCTCGCCATCTGCCAGACAATCTTTGATAAAGCCTACATAATTGTCTAAATCAGCACAGTACGGCTTAATGATACTGTCCACAATGTCGTTGATTAGTCTAGAATCATGTTCCACCCTACTCTGGGTCTGATTCAGTTTGTCGGAATCTATTGCTTCATACCCGAATTTCATATATTACGCCTCCTTTTATTATTAAGGTAATCTTGCATCTGTTCATTTCTATCCTGTTGCTTCTTGACTTCCATTATCTGTTTCCATTCTAGGTATTTCGCACAGTCAGAATGACAACCTAAATGCCTAAAATTACAGTCTTTACAGGGTGCGTGTAACATACTAGCCTCCTATAAAATCTGTTAAGTCATAATCAAATCTGACCCTTTTCTTATCACCCGGCACGATATAGAAATTGCCGTTGTAATGCTGTAAATGGTTTATGTTGAAACTCTTATTGCCGGCATCTCTAATATTCTTCATGGTTTTTGCATCAACAAAGAGCGTCATATCATGGTCGATAAACCAAATAAAGTAACCAGCAGTGACGCCTGTAATTTCAGACTTCTCTAACAACCCATCCCATTGAGCATTACTAATCAGGCCGTACTTTCTTTTTGGGTCGTTACTATAAATACTTAAAGTATTACCGTAGCAACTCTTACACTCAAAGTAAAACAAATGAGGACAATGGTAAGCGATAAAGTCACAGATATTACATGAGCCTTTATACCCACTCATCTGGTCGTACATTCTATCAACAGACATATCAGGTATACGCAAAAGAGCCTCCCTAATATCATCTTCAAACACCTTACCTCTGTTTACGCCCATCTTTTTCCATAGCCTCCAACCTTGCTGGTATTACTACCTTCTCATTACAATAATCACAACATCTAGCACCGTCCCACTTCACAACCGGCCACGGATTATTACCAAAATTACGAAGCGGGTGATTACAAATACAACAACGCTTCATCACATCACCTCACATAAATTTTTATATCCACAATATCTGCATATACGTTCCGATATATCTTCTGGTTTAGGTGGACATTCTTTCTTCGCCACATAATGCTCACAAGTATCTATAAGACCTACAAAATCATTCTTCATTTCATCTGTAGGTTCAAACATGAAGGCTTTCATGTCTAATGTGTCTCGGCTAATATAAAGGAAGATTACACCATCTAACTTAAACGACACGGAATACGCTGTGGCTTGCTTATAGTGTTTCGGGTCAACCCCTTTTCTACTATTCCACTTGCCACTTATCTCTGTTTTAATTTCTAGAATGTAATACTTACCTTTGTATCTAATAATACCATCAGTAAGAAAATGCATCTTCAACGTCTTATGGTTAAACTTTGTTTCCGGGCCGCACTTCTCAATTACTTCTAAATCAGTAAGACCTCTCTGTTCAACAAATTCAGCGGCATCTATATACTCACAGTCAAAGCCGTTTTCTTTCATGCCGGCTACATAATTCTGAATACGAATATGGGTATCAGTACCAGAATTACAAATTCCGATTAGACTATAACCTGCTGGCACATCATCGACATCCGCACCTATCATTTGAAAATACATACTTCGGATGCAATTCATACCTGACGGCTTATATGACTGCGACGGTTTTCTTCGATTCTTCAAATCATCGGCTTCAATGCTTCGTTTTAAGTCAGCCAAAAAACACTGCTCAACAGGTAATTCTTCTTGCGCCTGTTCAATTAGTTTGCAGACTTGACCTAATAACCTTCTACTACCCATTATGCTGTTACTCTCCTTTGTTGCATGACTCTATATCCTTCTTCTCTACCCTGTTCATACACATCATTGTTATGTTGCATGGACATACTTCTATGAATTGTCCTACAACCCGCCATCATTTCACGGTGAGCAGTAGTAACATCTTCAGGCACAATTACCATAAGTGCTGTACTCTGCTCGGCAAATGCTTGCTCTAGACCTGCACAGAAGCCTAATACAAATGTATTATACAGTCCATTATAAGGACGTCGTGCGGCTTTAGCGTGCTTAACTACTCTATTAGCAAACTTATCACCCAGTCTAAACAGATACTTAAATGTCTCTGCGGCAACTGTAACATCTGTCTTATGACCAAAGAATACGATGAAATTGACGCCATGAATATGTACGGCACATCTAAAATTCTTTGCAATAATACTTGCCAGATGATACTTCCACTTCTTCGACGGCACCTCTACGAAACTTTCTTCGATTTCTTCTACACGGTCGAGGTCTAGATTCTCTACCTGCTTCATATCGATATGATACTGGGCAAGTAATTTCTGTGCCTTCAATGCGGCAGACTTTGCTTCTTCCTCTGACGGGTTGTTTGCCGCAAGCGAAAGCAGTTTCTTAATCTTGGCAATAATGTTCTCATTCTCTTTCATGTTCTGACGCCTCCGTTAACTTATTTTGTATCTACATTATATCATACACAAACGTATAAATCAACAGGTGTTACAACTCCGGCTCTAAAGAACTTAACTCTTCAGGCGTACACTCATTCGCATCTTTCTTGCCGTTCGGAAAGTTATATTCGAGAATAATTTTATTCGGTAATTCTCTACGTAACTTCTCTCTAGCCTTTCTTCCAGCCTCATCCATATCAGTAGCAAGAATAACAGCACGACATGGCAAATCTCTTAACTGCTGATACTGTAATTCATTCCCTAAACCATTCAATGCTACTGCATATTTCCCTACACACCAGAAAGATAATGCGTCCAACATGGACTCACACACTATAACCTCACTAGGAAACACATTACATGCGATAGAATACCAAGTCTCTATTCCCATGTTTATGGGCTTTGGTATTGCATGTAAGTATGCTTGAAGAACTAACTCATACAGTCCATACAACGGTTTCTCTGCTCCGGCTGGGTAATTAAAGAACTTGGTCTTTACAGAACGTCTAGCAACAAATAAACAATTACCTTCTATATCTCTAACAGGAAAGGTAATACACTCTGTCTCTTTGTCATAGCCAATATCAAACAGTTCTATAATCTCATCTGTAAGACCACGTTTATACATATATGGATGATAGTATCTATACTGACTTAATTCTTCTTCATCGACGAAGCCAGTGCCGTTATGAACTTCACCGACGCCATTATTGCTACTAGGACTATGTCCAACAGCAGTAATAAAAGTAGAGCGCCTAACATCACCTTTATGCCAATCAAAATCCAACTCAACATCTCTTCTGTCCTCCTGTGAAATCAAAACAAAATTCTGCATTAACCATTTATATCCCAATGCACCACCATCATTCTCGCCAAAGCAGTGTGAGATAAGTTCAGGTAGTGTATGTACTTCTCCGCAAGCAAAACAATGAAAGGTACCATCAGACTTCTTTATTCCGGCAGACGGTCGTCTTTCTTGACCGTTCTTATGATATGGGCAAGAAATCATAACATTGTCGGGTGAGTCTTTAACTGCACCGAGCAACTTTATCCCTTGCATAGCGATATGCTCTTTTAACAAAAGAATAATATTATAGATAGAAGCATCAACTTCTATGCCGTCTTGTAAAATCATATACGCCTCTTGTAATTTATCTAAATGTGTTGTATAATGTTTACAGATATTAAGAAAAAGACAAAACACACTGTAAAGGACTGAAACACTGTATGATTACATTAAACATTAAAACAGCGAATAAAGCAAATGGCGACTATTCTGCGTATGTTTCGTTTCCATATAATGAAGAGGTTCTGAATATTATCAGAAGTATGCCGAGTCGTTATTGGGACAATAAGACAAAGGAATGGGAAATACCACTAAAGAAAATCGTTACTCTCATTCCGCAACTCACCAAGTATGATATTCAGATTACTGGCAAACTTGACGTTCTCGAAGAAGAAGTAAAGAAGCCAGCAAAGATTACATACGCTTTCAAGACAAAGCCTTACGCACATCAAATCGAAGGTGTTAAGTTTGGCAACACGCATGACAGATGGCTTCTTGGAGATGAACAGGGTCTAGGAAAAACAAAGCAGGTTATTGATATTGCTTGCTCTAGAAAGCAGACCCACAACTACAAGCACTGCCTTATCATCTGCGGTGTAAACGGACTGAAATGGAACTGGGTGAATGAAGTTGCTATACATTCTAATGAACAAGCGTTCATTCTTGGTCAGCGCACAACAAGAACTGGCAAAGTAAAGATAGGTTCAACCGCAGACAAACTTAATGACGTAAAGAATATTAAGGACATAAAAGAATACTTCATCATCACCAATGTTGAAACATTGAGAGATAAGACCATCAGTGAAGAACTTGCCAAGTTATGCTTCAACGGTGAACTTCCTATGGTCGCCATTGATGAAATTCATAAATGTAAGAATCCGGCTAGTCAGCAAGGAAAAGGCATATTAAGACTTCAACCTCTTTGCCGTATTGCTATGACAGGAACGCCAGTTATGAATACACCTATGGATATGTATATCATTCTGCGCTGGCTCGGATTTGAAAAACACTCCTTCAGTCAGTTCAAGGCGCATCACTGCATATTTGGTGGCTTTGGTGGATATGAAGTAGTAGGCTATAAGAATATGGAAGAAATAGAGGAGCAGTTAAAGGATATGATGCTTCGCCGTCTGAAAGATGATGTGCTTGATTTACCTGAAAAAGTTTATATCAACGAATATGTTGATATGGATAACAAGCAGGCACAAATATATAGAGAAGTAACGGCAGACATTAAATCTAACATCGACCAAATTACAGTTAGTCCAAATCCGCTTGCGGCTCTTATCAGATTAAGACAAGCAACAGGCTATACTGGCATACTTTCTTCTACAATTAAAGAAAGTGCAAAGTTAGATAGACTGGAAGAACTGGTCGAAGATATTGTAGCCAACAACAGAAAGTGTCTGGTCTTTTCTAACTGGACACAAATGACAGATGTGGTGCAAGAGAGACTTGCAAAATACAACCCCGCAGTCATTACAGGAGAAACTAGTGATGCTGAAAGAATGAGCATGGTAACAAAATTTCAGAACGATAACACTTGTAATGTTATTGTTGGAACTATTGGTGCGATGGGAACTGGTCTCACTCTTACAGCCGGAACTTCTGTCATCTTTCTTGATGAGCCTTGGACTATGGCAGCAAAACAGCAGGCGATAGATAGATGCCACAGAATCGGAACTACACAGAAAATAACCATTCATACGATTCTGTGTAAGGACACTATTGACGAAAGAATACATGACATAGTAGAAAAGAAAGGACTTATGTCAGACGCACTTATCGACGGTAAACTTGTTGGAAACAAGACCGAAATATTAAACTATCTCATTGGTTAAAGGAGGAATTAAAATGGGAGAACAATTACTAAAAATTGAAGAAGTTGCAATTCTTGTCGGTGTCTCCACCCAAACAATTAACATTTGGTATCGTTGGAGAAAGCATAACCCCGATAATGAGTACGCAAAGATGCTGCCTGACTTCATTCAACAGGGCAAGCGTCAGATGCGACTGTGGAAGAAAAGCGACCTGTGGGCGCTCATCGAGTTCAAGAACGCCATTCCGAGAGGTCGTAACGGAATCTTAGGTGACATCACACAACGCAGATACAAGTATAAGGAGGCTGAAAATGAACAGTGAACTTCAAAAACTGGCACAGGCGTATGTCGAAAACAAAAGAGAACTCGACAGTTACACCAAACTATGCAAAAAGGAAAATGAGGACATCAAAAAGATGATGTCGGATGAAGGTGTAGAAGAAGTTGACGTAGGTAGTGGAAAAGCATTACGACGTGTCATCACCGAATCATACGATGTAAACGAACTGAAAATGCTACAGGTTCTGAAACAGTATGGTGTGCCGGCAGTAAAGACAGTTGAGGTCATCGATGAAGATGCGTTAGAGAAATTCCTCTACAACGCCGACCCGAATGAGCATAGAGCCTTACTGCAAGAACTTGATGGGTGTAAAAAACTAAAGCAAGTAGTATCATTAAGAGTAGTTAATGCCAAAAAGATGGAGGACTAATCTATGAACGCTTGCCCACTTTGCGGAAAACCAGCAGACAGTAATGACCCGTACGTCACTCAAACTAAATGGAAAAGAAGAAAAGTAACCACATACTTTCACATGGAATGTTACGAACAAATTACAAGGAGGGCTGTAAATGAAAGGCTACGAAAGTAAAGCAACTATCACCACTATCAAAGCAAACTCTAAGGTCACACTGAAAATCCGAGATAACTTCTTCTCGGTCGAATACAGTGAGGAGCGTACTATCCCAGATGTAGATGGGGTAGATATTGAAGCCGAGAGAAAATGCCTATTTGATGATGTAAATGCCATCGTAGATGAGCAGGCGAATGAAATCAGACAGACATTCAAGTGACCACTTGCGCTATACGTGTAGCGTGCTATAATAAGTACATCTCGTAAGAGAAAAACAAATGTTGGCTGTCTGTTAGCGCCATTAAGACAGTTGACGGACAGCCAATTAAAATCTCTTTTAGTAGTCCAATGACGCCTTTGGGACTATTGAAAGAGATTTTGTTTATTCGGAGGTATACATGGAAAGAGACTTCAAAGGTGTATGGATTCCTAAAGAGATATGGTTATGCAAAGACTTGTCCGCACTAGATAAAGTAATATATGCCGAAATCAGCAGTTTAGATAATGAAAATCATTGTACCGCAAGTAATGAATATTTTGCCGAGTTCTGCGACGTAGGCGTAGCAACTGTAACAAGGTCAATACAAAAACTGATAGATAAAGGCTATATAGAAAGAGTTTCATTCAACGGCCGACAGAGGGTGCTCAAATTGATTAAGCAGACTAATCAAAATGATGAGTCTCCCTCATCAAAACGATTATCTAATAATATATATAGTAATACAGATAGTAATACTGATATATTATCTAAAGATAATATATACAGTACGGATGGTGTATGTTCAGAGCCTAAATCAGATGTTAGTTCAAAGGCTTACAGTAAAGAAGATTTTCTAGGTTCTAGAAAGAAAGTAAAGCAAACTAGAAAACCATCATTGTATGAAAAGTGTGTACAGGAGATAGATAATTTTACTCACTCGTTAGTTGAAAGAACCTGTCTTATAGAATATCTAGAATTAAGACTGGCTATGAAAGATAAACCTATATATGGTGTCAGTCAGTGGAAAGGTATTCTCAATAAACTAAATGAGTTAGTGAAGTCAGGCGAAGATATTCAGAAGGTGATAAAGCAGAGTATAGAAAAAGGTTATGCTTCTTTCTACCCGGTAAGTAGCAGTAAGAAGTATGATAAACCACAAAATAAAGACGTGTTCAGTGAATACGGTGAAGTATCATGTGAACGCTCTGGTGAGGAGGATAGAACAGATGTCGAATTTTGATACAGGACCAGACTGCTGGTATCGAGAAGTATGTACGAATGAATGTAACGGTTCATGTATAAGATACCTTGAAATGTCTTATCTTATGGACCATAGTAACATTCCGAAGAATTTACAGACACCTAAAAAATTGATACCCGATTCTTGTGACTTTGATACGTTCACAAAACTGGCAGAGATTAAAAGTAATATTACCGAGTTTGTAAAAGAAGGACGCAGTCTGTATATATGCGGTAGAACTACTGGAAATGGCAAAACAAGTTGGGCGATAAAGATACTATTGAAATACTTCGATTCAGTATGGCCCGGAAATGGATTTAGAACTCGTGGTGTATTTGTTCATGTGCCTACATTTCTGTTAAAGTGTAAGGACTTCAACAATAAAGACCCAGAGTTTGAAGAATTGAAGCAAAGCATACTGACCGCTGATTTAGTAGTATGGGATGATATAGCAAGTACGAATATCAGTGCCTATGATTATTCTCAACTTATTATGTGCCTTGACGCTAGATTCTCTAGTGGTCTCTCAAACATCTATACAGGTAATATTACAGATAAAGAAAATCTCACTTCGGCTTTAGGTGCAAAATTGACCAGTCGTATATTATCTGTCGATACCGTAAAGGCAGTATTTTTAGGTGGTGATAGAAGATGATACAATTACAGATTATTTCTAAAATGCTGAATGATGGTGAGACATCTATTGTAGATGACTTTATGCTTACCAGAGAATACTTTATTGGTTATGAAACAGAGTATGACTTTATTATGGACCATAAACAGCAATACGGAGTAGTGCCAGATAAAGCAACTTTCCTTGCCCAGTTCCCTACGTTTGAAATTGTAAACGTGCAAGAGCCTAATGATTATCTTGTGGATAAGATACGAGAAGAATACACTTACTATCGAACTGTACCTATTCTCAAACAAGCCGCAAAGTTACTCGGAAAGGACAGTAATGCTGCCGCAGAGTATTTGACTAATGCATTGAAAGATATTCAGCCTTCATACAGACTGGGTGGTGTGGATATTGTAGCCGATGCAGACTTACGATACGAACAGTTTGTAGAAAGAAAAGCGCATCCTGAAAAATACTTCTTCACTACCGGCTTTCCCGAACTAGATGATATGATTCATGGCATAAATCGTTTGGGTGAATTGCTCGTTATTATCGCAAGAATCAACCAAGGCAAGTCATGGATTCTAGAGAAGATATGCACACACATTTGGCAAATCGGATATAACGTAGGTTATATATCTCCCGAAATGGTCGTTCAGAGTATCGGGTACAGATTTGATACTTTGTACGCCAACTATTCAAATAATGGTCTGGCGTGGGGTAAAGAAGAAATAGACCAAGACGCATATAAGCAATACATAGATGAACTGAAACAAAGGGACAATAAGTTTATTGTCGCAGAGCCAAAAGACTTCAACCGTTCCATTACAGTGACTAAATTAAGAAACTGGATAAAGCAAAACAAACTTGACTTTGTAGCCATCGATGGCATTAAATACCTCGCAGATGAGCGTGGTAAAAAGACAGATAAAGTTACTGACAATAGGGCACATATCAGTGAGGACTTGTTAGCATTGTCTAACGAATTGCAAGTGCCTATTTGTGTTGTGTCCCAGGTAAATAGAAGTGGCGTAGTAGAGAAAGGCTCTGACGATACACCTAAACTTGAAAACATCAGTGAAAGTGACAGCATAGGTCAAGTAGCAACTAAAGTTCTCGCCATTCATCAGAAAGAATATGGAGTATTGGTCATCAGTTCTGAAAAGGACAGAGACGGCGTAGTAGGCGGAAAACTTATGTATGACTGGAATATCAATACAGGTGAATTTACTTTTATTCCCACCTATGATGACGCACAGCCAAAGAATAAAACAGAAGAACAAATTACCAAAGTAAAGAAATCTTACAAAGATGCCAAAGACGTATTTTGACAGACCATTTGTAAATCTACTAAATATGTTGTATAATGTTTAATGTAATAGAGATATTACAGACTATATACGAAAGGCGGATATGAAATGATTATTAACGGCTACGAAACTAAAACTACATTTTGGGAGGATTTCACTATTGCCGACGCATTTGGCGTGAAGGCTATCAAAGACACTTACAAGAAAGCCTTTGATGAGTGGAAAGAGGACTATATCTATCTTACAGAACTTGTATTGGTAACAAACTGGAAGTGCTGGCAGCATTATTCAAAGGGCAATACAAAGATTAGTGAACTTTATGGTCAGTTATTCCACCGGGCTAGAAATTATGCATTGAGCCATCTTAAAGGTGCAGAGTTTGAATACTTCTTCAACACCACAGACTAAAGAAAGGTGAGGAAGATGATTAAAAAAGGTAAATGGCAGACGTGGATAACAAAAGGCATTGAAAGAAAGCCTATCGGTTGGAAATGTTCTGTTTGTGATAAGAGTCCTATCTTTGCCATTAAATCAGACTTCTGCCCAAATTGTGGGACACCAATGACCGAAAAAGCATTAGAAATACTTCGTAAGAGAGAGGGTGGCAATAATGGTGATAAGAGTGAACGAGCCGACTGAAAAACAAGTAAAATTTGCTAAAGAAATAGCCGACAAACTTGATTTAGAACTTCCGAAAGAGACCACAAAACAAGCGTATTGGAAGTTTATAAATGACCATATAAGTGAATACCGAACTCACATGTTATGCGTAGGATGCATGTGTGAAACCGAAGAGTTGGATGAAATTTTTGGCACTATGTGTTGGGACACGGATGATTTATGGTGAAAGAGAGGTAAAGCGGAATGACTAGAGAAGAAGCAATTCGCGATATTGAAGAGTGTGTCATCCCATATGTAGGCGGTATATCTTTACGCATGGCTGTTGAAGCCTTGAAAGAGCAACGACCACACGGAGAGTGGAAGAAAGTTGGCTCATCTGTTATGTGTTCTATTTGCGAACATGGTTGGAGAAACGGTCATGCACCAAAAGATTTGAAGGATTACAACTTTTGCCCGAACTGTGGTGCTAATATGAGACCGAAAGAGAGAGAAGAAAATGATTAAAGAAGTAATCAAAAACTGGCCTGGAAAAGTAGTCATTGATGACGAAGAAATGTCGGCAGAAGAGGCATCGTCTAGAATCGATTTTAAGACGCTTCAAACGATTAAAAGTATCTCATTACTTACTAGCAATTCTAAAGCGATTAAAAGCAATTCTGACGCTATTCAGACACGTTCTGACAATGAAGTGACTATAACAGTAAAAGCATACATGACAAAATGTGCTACACCAGAGTTTGATTTCATGGCAAAATGGAATAATAACATTCCTATGCCTCTTTGTACGATGACAGGTTATGCTGAAAAAGAAACACCTGGTATGGTCTATATGAAACTTCATGGATTGGCAAAAAGAACTATTACTTGCATGTGTTGTGGTAGAGAACTTACTAATCCTATCTCCCGGCAGTATGGAATAGGACCTATCTGTTTAGAGAAAGTAGGTATTGCTAGAGACATAGAAGATGTTGACGGCATCATAAATGATTTAGTCAATACAACTTGGGAAGGATGGATAATAAAATCGGCAATTATAAGTAAAGAAGGTGATAAGAAATGAAGTATATAATTGATACAGACAAACTCCCTTGCAATAATGGGAAGAACTGTACAACCTGTCCCTTTTGGTCAGTTGATGATACTTGCGAAATTACAGAGCAAGTGAAGAAGTTGCCTAAATACGAAGAACAACCACACGGAGAGTGTAACCAATGCCGATATTATGATGGTGTTCAAGGTGTTCAAGGTCATGCTCCATGTTGGCATTGGAATATAGGTGGTGTCATGTGGAATGACTATTGCTCTAGGTTTGAGAAAGAAGGTGAGAAAGAATGAGGTTGATTGATGCTGATGCCTTTAAGCAAATTTTATCAGAACATGAAATGAAACATGACAAAAGAAGAAGTTTCAATGATTATGATTGTGGTTCTGCAAACGCCTATGAATATGCAGGTGACTTGCTCGATGAAATGCCAACAATTACTATCCCTGTTGCCGAACTTGATAATACGGAAGATTTTGCAGAATGGATAGACCGAAGTGATGGTGGACGAATTAGATATCCGTTTTGGAAACGCTACGAATGTTCTAAATGTGGGGCGAAATCTGAAAATACGAATTTCTGCCCGAACTGCGGTGCTTCGATGAAAGAAGGTGAAAAGAATGAGTAGGTGGGTAACATTTTATTACGATATGATTCGTGAACACGTTTGGGACTTGAAAATCCACAAGGATAGAGAAACGGCATTGAAGTATTTCAATAAGCACTGTAAGGATTATTTTGAAATAAATTCACCATTTAAGGCGGATAAGTTGCCAGCATCTTACGGTGTCATATTCAGAAAATATTACGGAGTTTCGGCTACACGATTTACGAAAGAGTTTGGTATAAGTGTAGATGAAGCGTTGGGGATAGCGGTGGGAGGTAATCAGAATGAAACATAAATTCAACTTGTGGAATGATTTGATTTATCCCATACTTGCCAAAATTGTCGGCAAGAAATATGGGTGCTGTGGAAAACTAAAAAACTGTCACAAGTGTTGTGTGAAAAATGGTTGGGAAGAGTGGTGAAGCGGAATGACTAGAGAAAAAGCAATAGATTATCTTGAATGGGTAAGACCGAAAAAGCCATATACACTAGACAGAAAGAACGTGCAAACGGCTATTGATATGGCTATCGAAGCCTTGAAAAGACCACAATGGATTCCATTAACATATAGACCAATGGACGAGGATGAATATCGTGCATTTAATGAAGAGTATGGATATCTGCCAGTAGAGGAAAGAAAGACACTTGCTTGTCAGATGCCCGAAGATGGTCAGGAAGTTCTCATTTCGACTAAGTATGGACATATTTTTCTTGATACTTGTGTGTATGAGGATGGTATTTACGGACTTGAGGAATACGGTTGTTGGGATGACGTACTAGCATGGATGCCTATCCCCGAGCCATATAATGGAGGTAAAACAGAATGATTATCCCAAAACATAAGGTATGCGATATGTGCGGTCGTGAAGTAGGAACGAATCTGCGATATTTCATTATTAAGAGCAAGGTTTATTATTATGGTTATGCGGGCGGGTGTTCGGATAATAGGAAACATCACATTTGTGAGTACTGCATGGGACACATTCGCCGTTATATCGAAAAGACAGTAGGAGAAGACTAATGGCTACGGATAAGAAAAACAAATTAGTTACTGAATGGGTACATCGTTTAGGTTTACAGGAGTGGGATATTACAGTCATATCAGACTGCACCATGTCAGATATAAAGAAGATATTGGGTACAGATGAAGCGGCAACAGGAGCATGTGAGTGGTGTACACTTCTAAAGACGGCCAAGGTTGCTATATTGGCAGAAGATGAATATCCGAAAATGGATGATTCTGTTCAATGGATGGCAAAATATGATTACGAGCAAACACTTGTCCATGAATTACTTCATATTAAGTTCTCGCTTTTGCAAGACAACATCGAGGATGGATTTATTCACGATTGGTTTCATCAGCAGTGTATAGAGGATATGGCGAAGGCTTTAGTTAGTGCAAAGAGGGAGGGTGAAAAGAAGTGAGCAATAAAAGACCTATAGATAGGTCAAAGAAGTCAAATATCAAATGTGCAAATTGCCTATTCTGGGACAAGAATAAAACTTGCCACGAACGTAACCAAACACATTTGAAATATTGTTCTAACAGTTGTTGCGGTATGATTTGGACGGCGTACTGGAACAGATGTTGTCATTTTAGATGGAGAGAGGTGGAAACAAATGAAAGTTAAAGAAATGTGTTAGGGTTAAAAGAAGGTGAGACAAATGATAAAACTTCCGATAACAGGTAAACCACTAAAGCCTTGCCCATTTTGTGGTTGTGAAAAACTATACTTGTTTGAAGATTATGTTTTTTCTTCCGCTTATGAATATACTAATTGTATTATCGAATGTGGTAGATGCAGTGCAACTATAAAAAGACCTACGGTAATAGGAGTAAAGAGAGCATGGAATAGACGAGAGGGTGAGAAGAATGACTGACATAGCGGAACTGATTAACCGAAGACGGCATCAAATGCTGGTACATTCTTATCTTTACTACCACCTTGATTCGCCTGTTATAGATGATATGACATGGACGAAATGGGCCATGGAGTTACAAGATTTACAAGAAAAGTACCCAGACATAGCGAAGCAGGTCAAATATGCGGACGAGTTCAAAGACTGGGATGGTAGTACAGGTGCGTTTCTTGATTATATGAAACCTAATATTATGAAAACGGCTGATAGACTTCTTCATGGATTTGGTAAAGTAAATAAGCCTAAACCTAAAACACCTAAAGCGAAGCGATTATTTTAGCCTATTTACACATTTTGTCCTTGTGCTTATAATAAAAGTGTGTTCTGATTCCTTACATGAAATACTGCTTGGGCGAAATAAGGTGTAGCGTCTTGCTTGCTACACCTTATTTCTTTACTCTTTGATTCTAATTCAGACCTGGAATATAGACGCATCATTTCACCTCATACTTGTTGCAGAACTTTGTCCAGTAGCAGGTCAAAGTAAGTCCTTTCACGATACCCGTACGAGAGCGGGTAGAGAATTTACTCATCCAAAACTCCCAGTCTTTATCAGATACCTTAAGCACGCCCATCACTTTGAAGCACAGAGCCAGAAACTCTCCATCGGTCAGATTCTTCTCTTTGATGTAATCACTAATTAGGACGTTCTCTACAAATGCTTCGGGGGTAATGTCGCCTGACTCAATACCTGAAATATAACTTTCTCTATCATTAAGGAAGTTATCTGGCACCTTCTTGCCGAATACAGTCTGATATACTGCGTTTACAAAATCGGCTACTCCAAATGTATATCTAGGTTTTGCCATAGTTATCACCCCTTCAGTAATTTATCCCATGTTTTCTTTCCCACTTCACCGTCAACAGTAAGACCATTCTTACGCTGAAATTCTCTTACAACGTAGTCTGTCTTACCGCCAAACTTACTATCTACATCAAGTGGGAGACCGTCTTTATCACGGTAATTTTTACCATTGAGAATGATTTGTACGGTGCGTACACTCTCATTCTTCATAGTAGGCGTAGTTTTGTATAATACTGGAAGTTCAACCATACAAGTATCTCCTTTCGGTTCTGGTTTATGGTCTGTGACATATTCAATGTCTGGGTGCTTTAACCATTTCTCCCATGGCCTGTCAGCGAGACGGGTCTTTACTGTGCCGTACGTATGACCGCGTTCTTCAATTACCCAGCCGTTTCCAACATACACACCTACATGACCAGACTTCCACACGATAAGACCTGGAATTTCGGGAATAGTCTTAATACTGCCTTTCTCTTTTGCTTTCGCTTCAAGCATATTGGCTGAAATGTCATACTTTGAGTTGTACTTGCTGGCTGTAAGAGGAGACTTAACAATACCGTTCTCATCGATAGTCGGGTTCATAAGATACCCTTTGATGAGACCAATGCAGTCATGTACTTTCATGCCGTACTGACTTTCAAAAGAATACTTCGACCATTTCTCGTATCGCTCTTTGTATTGGCGCTTTTTTTCTAGGTAAAGTGTTTCACTTGCTATATTACCAAATGTGCCGTACCAATAAGGGGAGCCATAATCGAGCATGGCTTCAGAATACTTAACGAGACCTATATTAGTAAACTTTGGCATATTACCCCACCCTCTGTTCTAGATTTTCAATGCGTCTGTCCATGTTGTCAATGTTTGCTTCGATTGCAGGCAAACGTTCTGCAAAGTTATTGTGTCTTTTTACTTCTGCCGTCAAGTTATCCAATTTGGTGTTTGTTACAGCCTGTACGATTTCGATGTTCTTATTAGCCTTTGACAGACCAACAATGACCGTAATAATCGTACCGATTAACGTAAACACACCTGTAATAATAGCAGTTACGACACCTTCACTCATCTTCTTTGGCCTCTTTTAACTTCTCATCATAACGTTTCTTTGCAATAGCAACAATTCCACCAAGACAAGTATCGGCCGCAGTCAAAATAGCCGTTACTTTATCTGCATATGGAACACCAAGTACATTTATCACAGAAGCAATAAACCCGGAAACAGGAACAAAAAATAAAGCAATAGCCTTTAATGTATCGTAAGTTTTATCTGACTTAAACATAGCCCACACTCCTTTCTAATTCGATTATACATCATGCCTCTGAAATTGTATATTCAATTCTCATGGCGACCGTGTTTGTTTTAACTACAGGCTCGTCTAGCACATTGATAGTGGATAAGAACATGCTAAGGATTATGCAACCCTGTCCTCTGGACTCGTAGTTGTTTTCACAAGCTGGATATCCATAAGTAGCCGCCCCACGTCGGATAAGAGCAGAGGCATCTCGTCTGCTATTACTACTGGATGCGTATATCACTGTTGTTACAGCATGAGGATAAACATTGTTTCCATTGATAATATAACTGTCTCCATAAATCATGCTATCGCCCAGTACGACTGGAGTACATAATGCTTTTCCGTTACCCGCAGTTCCATCAGATAGATACAACGTTACGGTACCTGTAATCTCTTTAATTACGCCGCTGTTTGGATTTACACCCACGAAACCATCTCCTGTTGATTTGGGCAGATACAAATATGTGCCGTCATAAGGAAATCTAGGTACAGCCTTATAAATATCAGTTAAATCAAAAGAACCAGTATAAAGAGCCTCACCATCAAGACTAGTTTTATCCATCTGTGTTACAGTGAAGTCAGTTTTACTGATACGGTCAATTTGCACATCATGCGCACCTGTAATTGCATAGTAGTAATAATAGTCATCGTCTTGGAAGATTTGACCTTTAGACTTTGACCTGACAGTGCATGTTCTACTAGATACTTCTTGGAAATCATTAGCCCCTCTCATAATTCCAAAAGAAAGCCAATCATGGCGAACAGTAATCTCTTCAAAAGTAGTGCCCTTTATGTAGATGACCTTTCCTAATTTACCGTGCTCATCAATAGAAATTGGGTACGGTAAATAACTACTTCGATTGTTTACATAAGGACGAGTATAGTTAGAACCGCTCATAACCGTATTTGGTACTGAAATAGGTGTCCAGCAATTATAAATATTACCTGCAATCGGTTTTAATCCCATATCGCCGAGTTGTTCAGGGCAAAGACATACAGTATGAATTGTACCATTTCCGTGACTAGAGTCCCATTCCCACACCCACTTAACAGAAGTGTCGGTTTCAACAACATCAGACAGTACAGGATTACCACGGAGTGTACTTACCGTATCATTGGGAACCTGTCCTGCGTGGGCAATAAGGGGATTAGTAATGTCATTAGGTGGTAAGTAATTATCTGCATCTTCTGTAATCTCATTTTGAAAACAGAGTACACCCGCATATAGATTTTTGATAGGCAGCATTTTTGAAAAATCAGCCGTTCCTCCAATATTGTTGGCAAGGATAGAAGCCGCGGCATTTGTTACAAGGTTCGTAGTATCTGCAACTACTGTCTCTTTGCCTGTAACGGTGTCTGTAAAGATAATTCTAGTGTGACCTTTTAGTGGCATCTTTTTGCCAGTAAGATAAGCGGACACCATTCTGTCCTGTAACGATATGTGACGCTTGTCTTTTAACAGTGCCTTAATTAGTTTGTCGATTAGGTTCATTATTCTTCCTCCTCGTTTAATTCGTTATTTAACTCATTGTTTAACTCGTTTGTTGAGTTAAAGCCTGAAGTCAGTAAATTAGGTGTAGCCGTAGTTACAAAAGCAATTGCCGTGTAAATCTCAAAATAACAGGACGTATGATAATTGGTAAAACCTACTACGATACTCACTTCGTCTCCTGCCACAACATCAATATCAGGAATAGTATATGATACTTTTGTCCCTGTATTGAGATTTTGTTTAACAATGAATGTGCCGTTTTTCTTAACGCCAACAAAACCATCATTACTAGATGTATTCGTGTAGGTTGCCGTGTCACTCGCAAAAATATATTTTCCAGCACTATGGGCTGTAAAAGTTTTCACTGTCCTCTCTACATTCGTTCCGCTTATATCATCGGGATATAGATATGTACGAGTTGAACTAATAGGAGTGACGGTCACGGTCGAAGACGGCACGTTGACCACTACTTCATCATAGCCATCTGCATCATCATCTTCCGCAGAGTATGTGCCGTTCTCCGTGATTGTCTTACTGATGAGAGTAGGCACAACAGGTGTCACCGTTCCGCTCGACCTATACGTCACTTCCGTATCGCCCTGTTCGCTCCAAAACGCATTATAACCGAGCCGTGTCGGGATTTCTTGACCTGTGAAAGTGAAGTCGATTGTCGTGGATAGTGGATAAACAATACTGCTTCCAGTTAAATAGGCGATAGCATCAGCCACATTATCTTGCGATAAGAAAATCAACAGATACCCACTAGCATTATAAAATTCGCCTACAGCACCATTAAAAGACGCTCTAAACGCAAGTAAATCAGATATAGCCTGTTTGTTTGTGTAAACATCACAATCAGCAATATTAAGCCTATACCGATATGCCCCTGTGCTACTCGTACCATTCGCCGTGAGTCCGCTAAAATCGGTAATCTTGTCATATCCATTCGACCCATCACCATTCACAATATCGACCTGTCCGCCGTGTATAGTGCGACCTAAATCAGCCGTGTACTGCGTCGGGGCGGTATAGGGTTCATAGTCGTGGGCGGTTGAGCCTATTTCTAGTTGAATAGTTCCGTATTCTGTCAAATCCGTTGGTACTTGATAAGTTGAAGAACGTGTACCGATAGCAATACGGATATAATCGCAAGCACTAAAATCGACAGTTTTTGAAGCATTGACCGCCGCATTCGTATAAACCGATAAAGCGTTGTTGGTATAGCCATATATAAGAATTGAATTAAAATAGTCGGTATCGTTTGAAACAGACGAAACCGTAAATTTCCCACCGCCGTTATCAATTCCGAAATATGCATAACGTGTACTTGCGGTTATTGTTTCGATACTTGCCCCGACAGTAGTTGATGGTAAACCCCTTGTGAAATTTGTTCCATCAACAAGGTTTCTCCCTGTCTGCGTTTCCGTGACTTCCGAAACACCCGAAAGAGTTGGAGGAATGGTGACGACTAGCGATTTTGTCGGCACATCATCCGCACCGTCGGAAAAGGTGACGATAGTGCCAGATGCGGTTTTTTCTTCGAGGGCACCGAGTAAGTTTACCTCTTTTGCCCATTCATTAGGCGGATAAGTAGTTGATGTACCAAACTTTTTGTTAAGTACGTTATTCATGTCAGTTTTTATGTTGTTCGGCAGACCACCGCCACCAACTCTATACCAAGCCATTAGTTCATCACCCACACTTTCACTGTAAGGTCAGTTGTCAGAACGTCGAACGTCATAGTAATTGTACCAGTACTTACCACACATGAAGTCGGTGCAATACCAGTAGCGTACGGGTCAACGTCCTGAAAATAGATGTCTTTAACCGTAGAAGTAGAAAGAATATTGCTGTCTGTAAGCACTAATGTAGTTTGCCCAGCAATTAGTGTACCTGTAACTTCAAAGTTCATCTTGGCAAAGGCTTCGTTGATACGACTCTCAAGACTATTCATATAGTACGCCTCAAAAGGTGTACCTTGTTCTGATACTGTACCCTCGTCTCTTGACACATAATACTGCTTTTCTTCCTGTGTGGTAGTATCAACGAGTTTTCTTCTATTGGGGTACTCACTATCTCTATCTACCCACGTGAATGATACATACGGGTTACTCATTTGTTACCTCCCTAGACTGCTGGTACTGTACCGCCTCTTCCAGTAATATTCCATACAGTACATCTGTGGTATAGTTGCTTTCTGCTGTAATAGTCTTTACAGGCTGGCCGTACGCATAGAAAACAACGTCATGTGTCTGCTGGTTTTGTGTGACTTTATATATACTGGTCGATACTGATATTGTATTTATCATAATAACACTCCTTCTGTGCCGCAATAGTAGTCCTCACCGCAGAAACATATATCCTCTCTATACTTTAATTCTATATTACACGTTTCGGCTAAGGTTATCAACTGTTCTATTGTAGCCGTACATGCTGGCAGTATATCTGCAAGCAGTGTTCGCAACTCATCCATCAGCATGACGCCCACATCAGATTCAACCAAGTTCGAGATAACCGTAATAGGTGTAATGAAGTTGACAATATCTTCGAGTTCGAGAAGACCGTCCCACTTCTCCGCCTGTTCCACAAGATTCTGTCCGAATAATGTACCACGGAAATCATACTGGTCAATAGTGACTGTACCATTAAGCGCCGTAATATCTACTTCCCACCTATGTACGCTTTGCTCGGCAATAGATGAAATAGGGAAGAACAAAGAGAAATCATGCTTACCATCTGTATAGTGTTCCTGTGGATAAAATGGTATCTCTGTGCCATCATATCTGTAAGTTATCTTTACATCGGTAAAGTCTGTCAGCGCATCTACATCTACTAATATGTTCGCAAGCCACATAGCGTGTGTAGCCTGTGCAGACGTAAAGGACACATCACAAATAGTAGTAGTCTCTTGGTCATGTAAAGTAATAGTATTTGTATTAGTCACATCATATGTAACCAACTTGTTTGCATCTGTGGCTCTAGACGCCTGACGGTCAGACTCTTGCTGAATCCCAATGTCTAACGTATTTGAGCCAATACTCTCTAACTCGGTAGAATTTCTAAACTTCCACGATACAGTGGTAAGTAGAATCTCCACGTTGTTATCAGAGTTCTCGTCGGTCTCTAATGAGATGCGGTCGCCACAATCATACATCGGATTACCAAATATAGTAGTCTTACAAGGTGTGTACTGTATCTGCTTTACATATGCACCCAGAGCATCGATAGTAGCACGAAGTCCTTCCGCAGTACCGTAATCCCACGCCGGAGCGTCATCGATAATCATTACCATGCCTATGCCAGAACTTCTAATAGATTTGTAGGTACCTTTTACAGATGTTACCTGTATGCCTTTATAAATACATCTATAATCCGCTGGGTTATAAGACTTACGCTGAACACGAGGCAGCACATAATCTGCGGTAAGGGAATACTTGAATAATTCCAAGGCTCCTGTGGCTCGGTTAACTCTAAAACAAGCGCCAAGTAATTGACCTATATATCTAACAATATCTCTATAGGTCTTTGCACCTGTCGTCTCGTCGAATTGAAGTGCCACATTAGTATTAGGGAACATAGCATAAAGTTCTGTCTCGGTAACATCAAAAGGCAAACCAACTTTAGTACAAACTTCATTTAGAATTTCCCACGACCTTCCACCAAACACTTGTGAGCCTATAGACTGGTCAAGTTTCTTAATACCGTCATACGCAAGAATCTTGGCTCTGTTTGCCGTTGTGTCTTTCGTTACAGTTAAGGCTTCAAAAATGCCTAATGGACAATCACTGTAAATGGCATCATTAACAAGAACGCCATCTTCATATTCCGGCATCATATTCCACACTCTGTAATTCACGGTGAATTTTGCACCCTCTAATGCATACCGGTCGAGTGTGGTAAATAATGAGATTTCTAATTCTGAACATAGCGAAACACCGAAAGATATGTCCTTCTTTCCGTCGCTACTGTCCCACATTATAGAAACACTGTTTTCTACAATATCGTGCAGGTCAATAGGCATACTGACATTATCTTTCAGTACGATAGTGCCTGTAAGTTCATCCCATTTACTAGGACTTGTTAGGCAAGTTATAAAATTAGAATCTACATTCTGCATATACTACCTCAACACTCAATGATATTGAACTTGTAGTTCTTCCATCTACCCCGCCGTGGGCTAAAGTATGCAAGACTATACTTACTGCGGTAGCAGGTAGTAGTCACTAAAACATCTGGGTTACGTCTATCCGGTCGAGTGAACTGAAATGTACCCGCATCGGGGAAGATGCTCTCGATATACATATAGTCCTCTTTAGTAACCAGATTATAGTTAAATGACCACTTACCTACCTTATATAGGACAACATCTCTATGCATACGACCAGTTTCATCACGTCCTGTATCGGGGGAGTCGATATCCTCATACGAATCTTCAACTTCTCCATCGGGCGCCAAAAGAGGGACGCCATTTATCAGATACAGTGGTATGACAGGTCTTCTTGTATTAGGCATATATTACACTCCTCTCATAGTATTCAACCTCTGCTGATAGCGGTCATTAGCCTGTGCTATATCTCTATCTCCTATTCTAACAGACATATCTTTGTTTTGTATAGCCTGAACTACGGCTTCAAATCCGGCCATCATGCCTTCAAGGTTCTCGTTCATTACTTCTGCTACGGCTTGTCTGATAGTATCAAGCGGAGCCTCAATATTTGTACCAGACTTCTGGTCGCCTACGACAGACAGGAACGGCTGGTTAGGCGGAAGTACCGCGCCCTGTGCCAGTTTCGGAATCTTATAGAAACTCAACTTCGGCAGAGCGGAGAACGGAGTAAGACCACCAACATTCAGAGTTCTTAATCTATCGAGCAGACTTGCCAGATTCTGTAACGGTGCGATGGCTACATTGTTGATAGCATCTACCATAGTATTTACAGAAGATTTAACCACGCTGTTTGTAGCAAGTGCAAGACCCTGTGCTAAATCTCCCGACGGTCGAAGCGTAGCGAAGAAAGCGTTTACTGCCGCACCAGTAGTTTCTTCCATATAAGGAGTTAACTGGTCAAATGCCTGTACAACGCTTGCGTATGCGCCCTGTGCCGCAGGCGCTACTGCACCCATAGAGTTTTCCATAGCCTGTGTTGCAGTATCGAAGCCCGATGCAACAACATCTCCCATACTTACAGCACTAGCACCGATAGAACCATAAGCGGAACCAGCAGCCTCAGCCGCGGCAGATGTAGATTGGCCTATCTTATCCGTAGATGTCTGTATCTTGTCAGAACTGGTCTTTACATCACTCGACATTTTAGTGGTAGCCGACGCAGTTTTAACAGTAAGGTCGTCGAAATCATCACTATACTTCTGTAAGGCCTCTTGTGTGCCTTTGCTTATCTCATTCCAACTTTCTCGGAGGTCAGCGATATCCTTATCTGACAGCTTCTTGATGTAGTCTTCGGTTTGCATGTCCTGTATTTGTTTCTGTAAAGGGTTTAAACTATCGTCCGATACAATTTTTTCTCCAATAACTTGACCCAGGTCCCACGCGCCATTAACTAAATCTTCACCGAAGTTCCACAGGCCCTTAATCGGCCCAAATACAATATCACCAAGAGATGGCATGTTATCTTTAATACCATCCATAATGGCACCGCCTATCCACTTACCAAATTCAGTTACAGGACCTTTAATAATTGCCCATAAATCTTCTAATAACTGTTTTACGTGTGGACCCATTTTTTGTATTAAATCTTTAATAGCCGGGAACAATGTGGTTTCCCAATACTCATATAATTTAGTTTTCCACTGTGTTGCATCTAGGCTGTTTAAGAACTTATCAAAGAATGTTGTTGCGGTTTCATGGAAATCTGCGGCAGTTAAGAAATCAACAATACCATTTATGATATTGCCCATAGTTGTACCTGCAGTCGTACTTACATCATTAACATCAATATAAGTGAAGAACTCTTTTACTTTATCTCCAAGAACTGACCATTTATTTTTCTTTACCCATTTTTCTTGTCTACCATTAGGTCCATAGCCTATAACAGAGTCAAGTACCCACGATTCTTCATTCATCTTACTGATAAATCCGTTGATGAGTTTGAGCAATGCCGCGAAGAAGTCACTTACTGCTTTACCGGCTTTTGCGGCATCAAATTTCATTACAGCGTCGATTAGTCCATCAGCTATACTATAACCTATGTTAAACCACTCATGGTCATTTACTGCGTTACTAATCATGTCCGCTAGGCCATTAACAAATTCTACAATGGTATTGAAGAACAGTTTCCAGTCAAAGTTAGCCAATGCAGAAGCAATACCATCGCCTACAAACTTACCAACCGAATCCCAATGAACTGTGGTGGCAAATTTGTATAGGAACGTAAATGCAGTATTGAACAGGTTAGCAATAGACTTACCAAGATTCGTACCTAAGTCTTCTGTTTCTACAAAGCCATTGATGAGTGTAGCAAAGTCGGTAGCAATATTCTTGGCTACTCGTCTGACATTATTCTGAACAGTGCTACTATTCCAGGCTTTAAGAATGTCATTAAACTTCGTACCTAAAGTTTGTCCAACTTCTGTGAAGTCAGATTTAGCCCATGCTTCTTTTATCATCTCGGCGAACTTACTAACAGCGTCCGCAGTATCGATTGCAGTTTTTGCGAAGTCTCCACCAAGACCACCACCACTACCAGAAGGCTGATTCGGTGCCGACAGTCTGTTAATCTCATCAAAGCCCATTAAGTCTTTCTGTGCTTTCTTCGCGGCTTTACCAACTCCACCAATTCCGTCAGCGTAATCTTGCATAGCCGCGGCATAGTCGTAGTAGTAGTCACGACCTACTAATACAGCGTTGAACTTTGCGACATACGTAAGTACCTGTGCTAATACATACAGAAGTCTGGTAAGAACAGGAATAACAAAGGAGAGGATAGGCTCGAAAGCCGCAGTAAGGCTACCCTTAATTTGGTTAAGAGCTGTACTGAAATTGCTCATGTATTCATTTACTTCAGGCGCCGCAGCCGCAATATCTTTCATGCCGTCAATTACAGCCTGACGAATCTTTCTGATAAGGAAGTACGAAGACCTAAAGCCTAACAGATATCGAGTAAGAAAACCTTTTATCTTGTTCAGTGTACTCATGCTAGGCATTAACGACTTAAACAGACCAGCAAGTTTCTTTACCGCGCCAGATAAAACGCCACCAACTTTCTTTGCTACTGACAGAATTGCCAGACCTACTTGTTTGAGTAAGGCAATTAACTTCTTAACAATACTGATAAGTCGACCAAAAATGTTTATCGCAAGACCTACAAATAGACCGACAATAGGAATGATACTATGGGCTGCCGTAGCCGCATCTCGGAACGCTTCAGTAAGCAACTGAACAATACCAATAATTTGGGCGATAATAGTACCTACTGAACCTAACTGATTCAGTGTCATTATTGTTGCCGTCATTACGTTTCTAGCCGCGCTAAATGCCTGTTGCAGTTCTTTAGTATGATTCTTGGCTTTATTGATGTGTTCACTACCCTGTTCAAAGCCTTCGCCAACAGCGTCACCAGTCTCTTCACCTTTAGCGGCCATTTCACCAAGAAGTTCGATGATAGTATTAAGACTTTCAGACAAAGACACTGCAACCGCATCTGAAATCTGTAAGCCGTTAGACGCACCAGAAGAAGCCGCTTCAAGTTCTACTGTTGCGGCTGCCGCTTGCTGTGTTTCTTCCGCTACACCGTACGCCGCATCATACAGTTCTTGATACCGCGCTTCGGCTTCGGCGAGTTGTGCAACAATTTGATGTACTTCGGCTTGCATAGCCTCGATTTGAGGATTTGTGGTTTTCTCGCCACGCATCATCGTTTCGAGATTCATCTTGGCAAGTTCAAGAGAATGGGACAGTCTATCTACTTCTGTTCTTGCGGCAATAAGGTCAGACGAAGCAGAATTACCAGAGCCACCAAATAAGAAGTTCGCACGATTAAAGTTAGCCTGTGCTGTACCCTGTAAACTCTTGAGCATATGCATATAATCAGACGAAGATGCCTCATCTTTGCCTAACTTAAACGCTTCGCCACTTCTTACCATCTCACGAAGGTCGGCAAGCATAGACTGAATATTTGCCTTGGCAGATTTAGTGTAGATTTCCAGTTTTTCCCAATACTCACTGGTAGTATTAGAATCTTCTGATGCCTTTTCTGTCCATGCTGTATATGCCTTCATCTCTCGCATCATATCTTGAACAACAGATAAGGTATTTCTGAATTGAGGTGTAAGTGTCATTTCCGCATTAGCAGAAGAAGAAAAACTACCATACTCCTCACTGATTCTCTTAAACGCAGTAACAACATCCTCAGCAGACTTCTCTACGCCTTTCATCGAACCAGTACCTTTATCCAAATCAGAGATGGATTTAGACAGTCCTTTTACCGCAGATTCGGCATTACGGAAACTGTTATTGATATTTGTAGCGGCTTTATTGAACTCTTTCGAGACATGCGTAGTATTGATGGTATTCATAATATCATCAAATGCCTTACGGACACCTACAAGTTTGGCCTTCATGCCACTCTCAAGGTCTTTAGTATTTACTTTGCTAATGTCTAGGTCAGTAACTTCTAGATTTATAGGAATCTTTACCTCATCAGCCATTAGTAATCACCTCACTTGTTCCATATCTCGTCTAGCAGAGCCTTTTGTTCTGCCATCTGTAAATCTACGTTCTTCCATACGAAGTAGGTCGGGTTATCTTTTCTAAACTTTTCTTCCCACTTTTCTAATTTCTCATGCTTGTTAATCTTTGCCCTAATTCCTACGACAGTGGCTAAAACAGATTCACCAACTGCCATAAAATATCCCATGAAAGTCCACCAATGCATATATTCAGCAAGACGGATTTCTTGATTTGCCACTTTATTGATAGCGGAGGTAATCATGTGTTCATCCTGTTTCCAGTCAATAAGTGTACTGTTAGATTGTGCCCCGTGGGCTTCTCCTCTCTCTCCCACGTTCATAAACTGAAACATGCCAGTAAGAAGTCCCTTAAAGGTTTCCTCATCTCTTGGCAGGTCTTCTATTTCGTTAAACTCGTTATAGAATATTAAAAGAGAAGCGAGGACTCTTTCATCCTCGCTTATCTCTGCGTCGTTCAGTGCATTGAAGCAATCTAGTACCATTCGGTAGTCACCTCTCATGCGAATATTAAATTTTCTACCATTTACTTCTACATAAGTAGGTAACTCATACATCTTACTTCATCCCTTTGTATTTACCTGCGTGCTTCTTCACGTTTTCCTTTACTTTCTTAAATTCATCGGTATAACGCTTACCGAACTGTTCAATAAGAACTGTGATTACCAGTTCATATCTCGGATTTCCATCAAACAAGTCATACATAGACCCGTCGGGTGCGGCAGCCGCAGATACAGGTGCGTTAAACAGTTCATCAACAACCGCTCTCATTTCTGTATCAAGGGCTTTGAGTCGGCCTCCCATTGTGCCGAGACCGGTCATTACGTCATCAATTCCAGTGTCATCAGTCGGCTTTTCAACACCTTCTGAAACTTCTGATACTCGACCCTGTAACTCTTCCAGTTTCTTATAGGCTTCTGGCAGTCTTTCCATAAAGCCGAAGTCGGAAGTGTTGATGTAAACGATTCTAGAATCATCTTTACCAAATCGGAAGGCTCGCTTCTCAATAGGCAGTTCCAGGTCGATTACGTTAGGATTTGTGTTGGGGATTTGGGTAGGCATGGTTCAGTCCTCCTTTAAGTTAGATTAAGCGTCGGCTGTGAATGTAAAGTCATCAGCCAGTTTATCAACAGAGCCCTTGATGAGGTCATTAGAATAATGTACCTCGATAGGCATGTTGACGTAAGAATCACCACCGATAGCCGTCGGAATGACGGAGCAGTGCTGATGCTTGGATGCCTTGAAAGAACCTTCGGTTGCTCCCGGCAAGAACGATGCAATAATGTAAATGTCAATGGCATTGTTGTATGCATCGATGTTGTTCTCCATGAGAGCCACAGAAAGATACTCTGCAAGGTCAGAATCCTTCATAACATAGAACGGGTCGAATGTTTGCTGAGGTTCTGTCTTGTTTACGTCTGTCCAGGTAACTCCGAGGATATCAGTAGATGTCTGAATGTCCGGGTTAGTTTCGATAGACGAATCCTCTGTACGGGAGCCAAGAATCTGACGGTACAGAGTAGTTGTTGTTTTAGAGTAATAAGTATTAGCGGCCCATGTCGGAGCGGTATCACCAGTTACCTGAACATACTCGCCAGCAACTTTTGTGTAATACGAGTCATAGTTAGTAGCCCAATCTGCGGGCTGTGATGTAGTCAGCGAATACACATCATGCGAAGCGCCTGTCCACTCGGCAACAGTAATGAGAGTTTTTCTCTGGGCTCTCTGGCCGGTCTTGGTAAGATTATTGAACGCCATATTAACCTCCTATATTAGTTCCAAATGACTTTCGTGGTATCAATGTAATCTATTTGCACTGATACTCGGTAAATTGCTATAGGTGGATTCTGTTCTTTATCTACGCCTAAAAGCACAGGCTCTGCGGTGAGACACTTCATAGAATCTACATAGCAACGGTCACCGAAATCGGGGTAATTTTCCGCATCCCCTTCTGCGTTTATCCAGTCGATAAGTTCTTGTACCTCATTCAGTTCATCGACGTTCTCGGCAGATAAGCCGTCAATTACTGGATTTGGTGTCAAAGACTTACAACTATCTATATTAAAAGTATAACGCTTGGCCTCACTACCGTCAATAAATGTTTTATGTAATGAAACGTCACTCCCATCTACGTTAATTTGGTTAGCGTTATTCTCTACGTTGCCGAAATTGAAGAATAAAGGATTGTTCTGAATTGTCGGGCAATTTTGTAAAAATGTCAACATAGACTGGTTTTTATCTATTCTGCTCATGGTTCATGTCCTCAATTAAAACTCTAGCAATAGCCGCACGCTTTCTAGCTGTGCTACGTCTAATGCGGTTGTTCAGATTCAAATTACGAATTTTAGATGCGTAATGATTCTCTACGCCTTCTTTAGTAACTTGATAAGGGTCGAATACTATTCCAGTATCATCGATTTTACCATTGGCGTATCTTGATTTAGCCACGCCTAGGCCATCTTTACGTAATACGATATGGATACGGTCGTAAGACGGTAAATCTGCACTAATAGGTGAATCTCGAAACGCACCTGTATCTACAGGTAGAGTGTCAACAAAATCCTCATAAAGTTCGTAGTTTATGCGAGCGCGGACACCGGGCTTATTTACAGACTCTAAAACTCGTCCTTTGGCCATCTTACGAATTGCGGGCATAAACTGCGATACATTACCAATATCGACTTTAATCTCACTCATTGTTATACCCCCTTTACTCTGTAATGCTCCATCCCTCTATCGCCTACATTGATTACGGCTTTGTCAATCTGTAAGCACTCACGCAATTTGTGGTATTTTGTGAGCAAATCAGAAGAACGTTTGCCTGTTTCGTACTCATTGATTTCATCGTCAACTTCACCAAGTACAAGAATGTCACCTACACCTAATGTAAAGTACGTCTCCCTATCTTCTGCAGGCAAAGTCTGCCAAGCCCCAGCCGGAACAAAAAGAGGGTCAATTCGGATTCTACAGGTTGTGCTTTCTGTCTCTAATACAGTATTGCCAATCTTTACCTTATCTGAAGAGTTCTTCCAAAAACAACCAGACAGGGGCTTTCTATACCAAGTAATTTGCTTGGTAGTAGGGTCAATGTATTTATTGTAAAGTGTCACATCAGCGTTCCACCAAGGCGGATATTGATTATACATACCATCACTCCCCTGGATAAAGACCTCTATATAGTAGTTTTCTTCCTAGGCTATTCATAGCCGTTCTAAGGCATTTATTGATAATGTCATCCATCTCTGCCTTGTAGTATTTGTAAGCATCTGCTAATCTTAACTGGGCATAAGTAGTAGATACACCATCATTCGACATAGACACGACTTGCGGGGTGATAGAGTTCTCACCCTCTACTACAGGACTGCCTAGTTTAAGAAGATTATTCTTGTCTGTAATATACCGAATCAGCATATACATACATTCTTTTACCTCTTCCGGCAGTTCTGTCTCATCTTTAAGTCTGTCAAATGTGTACCAGTTAATCAGACTGCGTGCCTCGAACTCGTACTCATTAAAGGTGGCTTCGTCAAGTGTACCACCCATTTCCTGGTATTCTGTATAAGTTAGGTACACCATGTGATGCCTCCTTTACTCTGCTTTCTTACGACCGCGCTTTGCCGGTGTCTTTTCTTCTTCCGCAACTACTTCTTTAGTAGATTTGCCAGATTCCAGTTCAGCAACTTTTGCCTCAAGGTCAGCAATTTTCTTTTTGCTTTCAACATAATACCGTTGAAGTGTTCCGAGGTCTCTCGGTACAGATTCTTCTATAATGTTACCAAATTCATCTGTAACATTATAGCCCAGTTGCAGGTAATGCCGTCTTTCTTCTTCAAATACATAGAGAACTACATTACCACGTTCTACTCTGATTTTGTTCTCTGCCATAATCATATCCTCCTTATAAATAACGGGCATAGCCGCTAGATACTATTTTATCAGCACGGTCATACGTTGTATCGTACTGTTCGTTACGAGTCACCCATTTATTTAATACTACATCAAAATAGGTCGCAATAGCAACAATTCTGACAGTTTTAGGTGGCACATACTTATAATCGCTTTTCCCAGGCAGTAATTCTGTCCACTTATCTGGTTTCTTGGTATAAGTAAACTTCATATTGCCGGCTCGCTTATATATCGCATCAACGTCAAGGTTGGACATATCAAAGTCTAACACTATTGAGTTTTCATCAGTACAACCCAACTCTGAAAGAATGGGGAGTCGGGTGATAATTAAAGGTGTCCCTAAACAAAGGCTCTCATACGCTGTATAAGGATAACCTTCTGTGTCGCTTAACAGTACCATAAAGTCTGCGTACTTTAACCATCTTCTCACATCGAGTGTAGGTTCATGGTACATTATATTAGGACTATTGACTGTAAGTGTTGTGTTAGAGAAGATGTGCCACACGTAAGGAATATTAGCACTGTCTAACTCTCTAACCATTCTCTCTAAACGCTTTCCGCCTTTTTCAGAAGTTAATCTCTGGGCAGAAACAAGTGTCATAATTCTAGGCTCTTTATCTAACTGAATAGGGTTATATATTACGTCTAGTTTTTCGCCTGTTAATTCTTCCCAGGACTTGGCATTATTCTGACTTACTGCGTAACGTTTTGTAATCTTCGGGTTGACTGTAGGTGGGTAGTTCTTTAACGACGGGTCTTTGAAGTCCGCATGAACTATCTGAATATATTCTTCGGCTTCAATATCATCGATATGCTCTAGACCGTAATTGAAAAATGCCTTTTTGCACTTAACAGGTTTCGGAACTTCATTCCATGAGTATATCCTACAATGTTTTCTGATACGCTCTATTTGATGTCTGTCACCACTACCATAGATTATAGTCAAATCTCTCTTGTTGGTATCGGCAAGTCTTGCAAGTTCATAGAGAAAGGTCTCTACCCCACCTATGACTGAAAGATGTGTTTGGTAAAATACATTTCCGAACATAGTGAAGTAGAGACCCTCCCATTAAACTTTAAGTGTTACCCTCTATCAGAAAGACGGGCCAGCATCTGTTACGTTGAACTGAATACCGTCAGCCTTCTTATTGAGAATAAATACATCCTCGAAGGATTCCTCGTAGTAGTAATACTTACCTTCAGACAGTGCAGAAGGAGCATCCAGTTTAGAGAATGTATAGGAAACAGGAGTGATAACAGATTCAGGACGAATCATCATCATGTTAACCTGCTTTGCGTCGTTAGCGACTGCCCAACCATTTGTGTCGGAGAAGTCGTACTTGGTCTTCATCAGTTCAGCCGGAACTGCGATAACCTCAACGCCGTCAAGGGACTCAACATTTCTGTTGATGCCGTCAGCGGAAGTCTGAACGTCCCATGTACGAGTGAGCATAGCGGCGTTCTTAAGGATGTTCTTTACTTCGTTGGTAACATAGAGAACACGATTAGAAACCGGTACACGGGCGTTGTTCATAGCCAGCATCATGTTATCGAACAGAGTAAGGATGTTATCCTTTGTCGGGAGCGTGTTATCCGCCGTACGGCCTGTATAAGCCTCATGAGCGGCATCACCAGCAACGGAAGTAGACCAATCAAAGAAAATCTTGGAAATCGTATAAGCATCCATTTCGGGGAACTTATGCTCCTCGTTGAATACCTTTGTGATATTCGCAATAGTTGTAGCCATGTTGGTCTGGTCGATGTCCTTCGGGTGAACGAGTGTGGACCACTTACGCTCATTAACGAGGGTCTTTGTCTCCCAGGCGTTGTTGTAGTTACGCTGTGCAGTACTGATAGAGTCACGGTCAGCGTTTGTTCTACCAGTTGTGCTGATAGACGGAATCTCAATGGTCTTGGAGTTTACCCACTTAAAACGACCATTGTTCGGTGTGGAATAGAGTTTACCGAAGTACAGCATGTACGGGTAAGCCTGCTCAAGGCCTCTCTGGTACTCGGTAGCGTAGTTAAGATTAGGGATCTGTGAACTAGCCATAGTTAATCTCCTTTACAAAATAAATTAGTGGGGCCTAATGCCCGAAAAGTTGAATTTAATCATCGGGGGTTCTTCATCAGAGGTGCCGTCAGACTTTGTAGAGTCAACAAAATGTGGCTTCTGGGCCGGTGGAGTTTCGGGTTCTGCTTTGTCTGCCTCAAAGGAATCTTCATTCTCGGCACGGTACGCGGCAAGAAAATCTGTCGCTCCCATAATCACACCGTCAACCATCTGCAAATTCTTGGCAATAAGTTCCGCCTCAAACTGCTTTTTGGCAGCCTTACTAGAGAACTTCTGCTGGTTAGAGAGTTCCGTAACTGCAAAACGATATGCCTGTTCTTTGAGTTGCTTCTGGTATGCCTTTGTGTCTTTGTCATACTGTCTCTGCAGGTCATCGAACTTGGTCGTAAGGTCTGACAGTTTCGTAGCATCTGTGCCAGCGGCCTCTAACTGCGTGCGTAGGTTCTGTAAATCTGTGTCTCGGGCTTTTACAGTTTCGTCAAGTGCAGTAATTCGGGTATCTCGCTTTGCCAGTTCATCGTTGTACTTCTGTGTGGAGACATATTCTCCGGTAGAAAGGTCAACAAACTTGGCATTAGGTGCAAGTGCCGTCAACTGCTCATACGTCAGTGCGCCGCCCTCGGCGTTGTCAAACAGTTCCTTCAGGTTCATAAATAATCCTCCTAACATTCTGGTATCAGTTTTACTTGTAAATCCGCAGTCGCTCTCTGCGTCGGAATGTGCCTTTCTTTATATGTTGTAAGGCTCAACGATATATAACAGGGAACATCCCTAGTTATCTATTTATGGGGGAAGGTAGCAAGTCAAGGAGGGGCCGAGACTTACTACCCATCTGCTAAAGAGGACTGAACCACTTTGCCATTCCCCACGTTCATTATAAACAAATACCAATACCTTGTAAATATGTATTATGATTTTACTTGGTCAGCGGTTTTGCTCTTATTCGGGTTGTCAAGACTATCTGCCTGTTGCCCGGTAGTAATCTTCTTCTGATGTGTATCAGCCGGAGACTGGGTAGCATCTTCTGAAACAGAGCCGACAGCCTGCGCTTTAAGCATTTCAGCCTGTGCTTGCTGTTCTGCGGACTGTATAGCCTCTTCTGCAATCTTCTGTAAGGCAGCCTTAGCTTGATTCTCGGTCTCACCGAAGTACCACATTCTGTTCTCAACTTTACCAGCAAGGCCGTTCTGCATAAGGGACAGTCTCTTGGACAGTTCGGATTCACTGTCAACGATAATGCTGTCATCCCATTCAAATGATACTTCATACTCACCGTCTGGTGCCATGTCGTAAAGGTCGCAATATACGTTCATTACGTACACAACATCCTCAAGTGCATACTGTAAGGCACGCTGAATATCTGCATTAGTGGCATAACTTCTCTGCTTTAAGATTTTCAGTTCTGTGGCAGTCTTGGCTTCCTGTGAAGTAACTTCTGATAATGTGCCTCTACTTAATCCAGTGGCATCTTCGATTCTGGTAAGAATGTTGTTCAGACCTTGTATGTAAGATGTGTCACGAAGGGCGGGGGCAAATACGTTGTAAGTTTCTTCATTGTTCAGGTCAACTTTACGGAACAGTCTTTCCTGGCCAACAGGATTTACAGAACCAACATCTTCTACAAATTTCAGAGCGTCACGGTCAACATCGATAGCAAGTTCACCGCCTTCATACTCCCAAAGAAGTCTAGAATACTGCATATCGGCATCTTTAATCAGACTGACTACTCTAGAATAGCCAGATACACCGAGCGGAGAATACGGGTCAATAGTATTTGCTTCAGGCATTCTAAAATAAGCGAACAGAAGTCGGTCGCAGTCCTCGATAACGGTTTTTGGCTCAAGAGATGCCCATTCAGGTACATCTTTAAGAGAAATTTGCTTGCCTAAATTAGACGCTGACTTAATATTGTTAGAATTTGCCAGGGACATGTCGGTACTCTCAAAAGCAAAATTCTGAACTGTAACTGTTGTGCCTACAAGTTTATGGTGCTCAAGGCGGATATAGACTTTCTCCTGTGCTTTATCTACCTTGGTCTGAACGAAACACGCTTCGGTTACTTTATCATTTGCCGCAAATGACAGTGGGAAGAATCTATCTGCCTGAATAAAGTCAACTTCAAATTCAGCCTTCGGAATTTTGCGTGTATTATTTTGCGTTTTAACGCTCGAATTGCTGTTTGAAGTATCTTTATCGTTTCCGTTGTTACTCAACGTTTTAGACACGTTCTCGCTTGTTTTAGACGTATCTGTAACGTTGCTGTTCTTGACATTGTGAATGACTGGGTAAGGCTTGATGATAATTCCGCCTTTTGCAATACCATACTCGAAATGACGGCGTAAAGGACGAATACATTTCTTCTGATAGTTATCATTCAGAAAATCGGCTCTAGCCGTATCTCCGACAGGGACCTGTTTCGTAGTAATTTTGTATGCAGTAGAGTTATCCAGACTCGACACTTTATCAGAACTGTCTGAACCAACTGCCGGCTTGCTCTGTGCGTTGCTATCTGCCCCATCTGTCTTATTATCAAGGTACTTAGGCGTTACTTCTTCGCCTTCTGTACTGACAGTCTGCATAGGTGCCGAGATTTCCGACTTCATCTCTAAAGTTGCCATTCTCGCCTTCTCGCTGGCAATTAGCTGAGGTAAGCCCAGTGAGGTAATCCTAACAGGGCTTCCTGGATACGGTTCTTTGAGCCACGGAGCGTTGCCCTCATACATATCTGACCACAGCTGAATGGCTTCCATCATGCGGTCGGAGATATTAGGTGTAACGTGTAAAACTTCTTCAACAGTTTTCTTTGGTAACATTTTACTCACTATCTCCTTTATCTTTAACATTAAACCAGAGGCCAACTGCATCACCTCACTTTTCTTAATCTATTTGTATTATATATCATTTACCTTTACGTTTCCACAGTCTTTCTAGGGCATATCTGCAAGCATCAATATTGTGGTTGTTAGCATCTGGGTAGCCACTTACAACTTCATCGTCTTTATCTCGGTCATATTCATACTCCACGAACTCTTTCAAAGTCTGTGGGCATCTGACAGGGTCTATATAGATATGATTTAGAGACTGAAGCCACTTCATTGAGTAATTTACAGAGTCAGGTCCTTTCTCGGCAGGACGACATCCATATCCACCATAGGCTTTATAGTCTGAAATTGATTTAGGTTCCGCAGAATCAGCGGTAACAATTTCATCAGGTTCCAGTAATTTACGGTTTCGGATGGGAAGACCTGACTCCTCACGGCTCTCTATAAATTCGGCAGTGTATAAATCTGGGCCATGATAGAGATAATCGAAAGTATCTTTGTTAGTTGTCTTATTTACCCTATACTCTGCAAAGATATATAGGTTTCTTCTCGCTAAATCGAAGTGCATTTTATTGAAGGCAAACGGGTCTGGGTACCATCCCCAGTCAATACCACTATAAACTCTATCGAAACCTGCTATAAATTCATCTGACATATAGAGAGGTTCGACATTTTCAAAGACATTTCCGCCTGTTCCGACAGGTATTCCTAAATACTCATGTTCATAGGCTTTAGGATTCGTAGCCTTAAGGTCTAACGCTTCTTCAATAAACGCTTCTCCGAGCCAATCTTCAGGTACATCAAGATAAGTATTGGAAGAAACCAGCGTATTGTCTCGCCCCATGGCATCTACGGCGTACTGATTTGCCCAGTTCAGATTAGAAATCGGTGGGTTAAAAGAGCGAAAATCCCAAAATAACTTACCACCACGCATGGTAGACTGTAAAACTTTACGAATTTCAGCCTCGCCTTCGAACTGGTCCAACTCCTCAAACCAAGTAATTCCTATATAGCCGAATGGTAACTTGACAGACTTTACCTTATTCGGGTCATCCAAGCCAAAAAACAGTATTTGCTGGCCAGTAGGTAAAAACACGATAGGGTTAGAAATAGATTTAGGTATATGAAAAAGTTGAGTTAGTCCTAACTTCTCAATGCCCCATACAACCTGTGACCAGACCGAGTTTTTCATGGTATTTCCGACTTTACGAAAAACAATACAATGGATATTCGGGTTCTGTAATATAAGTAGTGGTATGGCTTCACTGATACAAGACGACTTGGTACTACCACGCCCGCCCTTAAAGACATAATGAGTATGCCCATGAGCAAGAATATCTTGCATGATGGGCTTAAACATCGGTATAATGGCTTGTCGCATATCAATGTCAATACTGACATTTTCCACTTTAGCAGATTTTTTAGGCATCAGTAGGTCCGTCCCAATGTAAGGTAATTTCGACTTTAGGTGCTTCTTTAATTTCTTCCTTTACCAGTTCTGGGTCAATGACTCTCTTGGCAAGTTCTTTAGCGGCATTTGTTCTTTCCGCTAGTGGAGCATCGAGGTTAAACTGGTCTTTCTCCTCATTTCGCATGACTTTAGTAAAATACTGCAAAATCTCATCCGCATCCGCAATAGTCTGCTTCTTTATCTGGTCCATGCGGTATTTAATCTCATCAGCGATATAATCCTTGCCTGCGATACTTCGCATCTGTAAATGGGCTTCACGAAGTGCCTTATTCAAATCGCCAGTTTCCATATACATAGCAATAAACGCCGACTCTTTAACGGACAAAGGATAGCCGTCATGCGTAATGTCGGCACCATCCAGGTTTTGGTGACCTATCTTCTTAATAAAATCCACATATTGTTTATCTACGCCTTTCTTTGCCATTACTCATCTCGTCCTTTCTTATTTTTATTAGTAAGTAACTTGTGGGCAATAGGGGTCAGTTTATTCTCGTCCATAGTAGATGACTGGCTCATCAGTTCCTTCATCTTTAAGGCATTGTTCCTCTCGCTGGCATTAGGGGAAGTAAGGAGTTTATTAAGAGATGGCGAAGCAGAATCGACCTTAACCTTACACTTTACTTCAGGTATACCATTCTTATACGCTGTAACAAACATCCACTGGTCATCCTTAGAAAGTTTGAACTGAAAGATGACATTGTCTTGCTTATTGATAGGCAGTTTCAAGGTAATCTTATTCGACCCGACAGGGTCTAATCCCGAGCCAGCAGGTACTTTGCCACTGAAATTTACCGCGCCCTTTATGCCAAAAGTCTCATTATTGACGTTGCCCACTTTTGAAGTTTTAAAGGTTCCACGGCCAGTACTTCCCATCCTGAATCAACTCCTCCCTAATCTCATTCCACTTCTCCTGATCCATAGGCAATTCTCTACCTTCAAGCACGTAGTATATATCTCTTAAATACATAGTAATTCTTATCATCGAAGTGGTACTGTAAATCTCTTTATTATAATACTTATTCGTCTCTGTATTATATACTGCCTCTGATAATATATAATACGAGTGCGGTTGCTTCTCTACGCCCATGAACTGCTTCGTGGACAGCGTTAAATACTTGTCGTACTTCACGGAAATAGCCTTTAACAACTTCTTTGACATTGTCCACATATTTCTGTTGCCCATTCGACCATCTCCTTTCATTTTTCATTTTATACAGTACGACACGTTTTGTCAAAGCCCGGTTATTTATACATTATCGCAATAATATACACCTACGCTACACGTAAGGACACACACCCGGTTATTTTGGTAGAATACTTAGGTTGTGTATCCTGTCCTCGCTTTCACGGAAAGCGTCAATTCCGCTATACTTGCGTATAGCGTTTATCAGCGTGCATTTGAATTTACACTATATGAATATCATTTTAGCGTTTATCGCTTGTCTATGCTATGAAAGAATAAAAAATAGCACTATGTATGCATGATACATAATGCTATATGTAACAAGAAAAAAGTGCATAAAAAAAGAGTGTTCGCAAGCACTCGAACACTCTTTTTTTGTTGGAAAGTGAAAATCACTTTTTTGTGACTTTCTTTGAAGTCTTTTTGACTTCTTTTTTGACTTCTTCTTTCTTTTCCGCTGTCACGTGCTTTTCAGCGTTTAACACGCTGAAAATCGTATTGATAACTTGCGGAACTTCTTCATATGCACAATATTTAATACAATGCGCACTGTCAAACTTAAAACGTTCTTTGTACTTTTCCTCAAAAGCACTCTTAAAAGCATTGTGATATTTGACAGTAAAAACGATATCAAACGTTTTTCCGTTCTCTTTTCCGTATAACTGAATAACACTTTTGTTATCACTTTTATCGATAACACGTGCATACGTTACATTGATTGACTTGTCACGTGTCTTTGTATCGCTATATTCAGCGTCAAAGAGTGCTACACGTTCATTGTTAGTAACAGCAGAAAAGATTTCTTCAAAAGCACTAACATACAAGCGAGAACGCTTGTTAACGCATTGTGCATTTCTTGTTTCATTAGAAGAAACAAAATTCTTTTCGTTCGCAAGTAAAGTTTCATAAGTTTTCATAATAATTTCCTCACTTTCAATTCTTAAAAATTTGTTGATATTCAATTGTCAAAGTGCTTGTCTGTTTGACACTTCAAATTGTAAAGAGTAATTATGAACAAATTGTATCGTAATTATGAACAAATTGTAAACATACACTATTATATATTCCTTTATAAGAGAATAGCATGGAATGACGTTGTAACCTCTCCGTAACATTTGCGTAACCTGCCCATCCTTTTCTGTAACATCCCTACCTAATTCCCGGAAGTCGCTGCCCCGGGGCCAGGGAGGCTTGGGCCACAGCCTACTCGCCAGCCCGGAGGACGGACAGCGGGACGGCTGGCTGGACGGAGGGCAATTCTGCCACCTGGCTGGAGGGCTGGCTGGATGGACCGTAGAACCAACCTCAAGGTGGGCCAGTTGGAGGGCCAGAAGGCCATAGGGCCAACCGTGCTACCCTCAAAGGCACAGGCCCAAACCTAAAGATAACTGAAAGTAAAATGCCCAGAGCGAACTCCGGGCACTAAACTACTCTAGGCTAAATATCAGTAATGATAGGAAAGCCACTGACAAATGAACTCATGTTCTTCTTGGCAGTTAGGTGCTAGGCACTTATCATCTTCGAACTGTCTGCGGAACTTTGCCAGTAGTTTGTTGTACATTGTAGATGGTAATGTCACTGTCATCTGTCTGTCAAACTTAAGGGAGTAGTAAGTAAATGTGCTGTAGGATGTCATAAAAATACCTTCTTTCTGTGCGCTCTGCACTCTTTGATACTTTCATTGTAATGCCATTACTATACCCTATAATACAGGTCAACACTGAATTTATCGTATTTTTCCACCATTACTTTTTTTCAGTGGTGGGCTCGTTTTTTGTGGCAGAGGCCATTGCCGCGGGATACTAAATTGACCGTACTAATATTCTACTAATTTTAGGCTTCTGCCAGAGTACATATTTGTAGGGGCCACAGAGGGCCCCCATTGTATCAGCCTACCCCACACTGACAGTGGAAGTACACAGGGCATGTACGACCAGAGCAAGTTCCCCATGTATCACATGGCATATTGGATACTGCATCTTCAAAGGCTGCAACATTCTCGGTAAACTCTGCATCATGTTCTACATTCTCCTGAATCCACTCATCTAGTGCATCGTCAGATAACTGGGCGAGCATAAGCATTTCTTCCATCTCGGTGTCTGTAATAAAATCTAAATCTGTCATGGTAGTACCTTCTTTCTGCGCTATGCGCTATTTGCTTATAAGTATAGTATGAGACCGAAGTTATGCCTAATTATACAGGATTATTAAAATAATGGTACACGATTTTCTCTGGCAAGGGCCTATACCCTAGTACTGTGTATAAAAAAGAAAGGGCAGATTATACTGCCCTCTCCCATCATTTAGTTGTCTGATAAGGTCTAATGGTCCATGTGATAGGGTCTATCTCAAACATAGCATCTTCTGCACAGTGGGTCATGATAGCGTAGATACGGTCATTGTGGTACACACAGCACAGGTGATAATAAATAGGTTCATACTCATCTACATCGTCGGACGTCTGAACAACTGTGGCAAAACCACATTTCTGGTCATCGTAGTGTGCAAACTTAGGCTCACCTAAATCCAGGTCGCACAATTCACTATCGGTGATATCAGGCTCAAAATACTTCTCAATAGCGGTGACAGTCATAGCGACTTCATACAGGTCACGGTCTTCTGATTTATAAAGTTCTGCAAATCTCATAGGTAGTACCTTCTTTCCGTTCGCTCTATGCGAACTGTTTAATATGTATATAGTATAATGCCCTACACGCTGCCCTGTCGAGCGGCGAGCATATAGCGCATTTCTGGCAAGGGCCTATACCAGCATAATGGTGATGTAACCTCGCCGTAATATGCCTGTAACACAGGGCATGGGCCGTAGCCTAATATGTATATTTTGTAGATTCTATATATTATCCTCTCCTGCACTTACTTACGGCAGACTTCCCAGGCTTGGGCCAAAACCTATATACACACGCATAAGAAGTCCCTCTGTCAGAGAAAGGTACAAAGACTCCGGCAGAGGGGACAACTGAATATCAAGTAGAGTGGTTGAATAAGACAAGGTCATCAGAGTGCGATATGACCTAACTGTGTATGAAGGATCGCGGTCGATAGAAAGTGGGAAAACATATCTACTGGCGTAACTCACTCTACATATATAGTATATCATAGGGCTATGTGCCGGTACAAATGGTGTGTTACAGCGATTTTCTGTGGCAATATAAACCATGGTAGTCTTGAAAAGTGTGTGGTTTTGACCCCTAGTAGGACACAAAATTTCCGAAATTATTGCCATGGTTTACACAAATTGCCATGGTTTTTGCTGGTTTTGGCCCTATCTTACACCCCATTTTGCACGCTTTTTGGGCTTCGGCCAAGACCATTTTTCATGCGTGGACCTGGTCAAATATTTGACCAGATAGGCAAAAATAACAAAATTGATTTTGTTTAATCGGACGCGCAAACGCTACGGTCCCAGTCGTTCCGGCGATTGTGATTTTTGGCGATTCTGGCGGGGATACGGAATTATATAAAGGTGTTTATATAAAAAAGGTGCTGGTAGATTCGAGATTATTAAGGGGTGCGGGCCTATCTGCTGGCTGGTCTGCTGGCTGGATGGTTATGGTCTGTATATTATTACTGTATAAGGGAGAGAGTAGTATTTGGATGTATAATAATCCTCTTTTTCTTCCGCCGCGGTGTAAGGAGATTTGTAATGGTGTATTACTATATATAGGTGTAATCCTTATTAGGAGATAAGAAAAAGGGTGTTGTTAGCACCCTCTTCTTTATCGCCCGATATAGGTTTTATGCTGATACTGGCTCTGCTTTCTTTGCCTTTGCTCTGTTTTTGGTCACTTTCTTTGCCGTTTTAGGCTTGTTTTCTACTGCAGGCTTTGCTTCTGCTGTAGGTTTTTCCTCTGCTTTGGCTTCTCTTTTAGCCTTTGCTTCTGCTTTTGCCTTAGCCTTTTCCTCTCTCGCCTTGGCTCTGGCATCGTCTGTATTTTCGAGGATAGCACAGACGGTCTTTACTACTTCACCGATGCCGTAGTAAGAGATGCCCTCTTTATAGGAAGTCTTTGCCTGACCTGCCTTGTTCCTTGCTACCTCAAACCGCAGTTCCTCTTCCAGGGCAGTCAACTGCTCACGGTTCATCTCTGCACACGAGGTGCACAGGGCAAAAGAGATGTCACCCGTCTTATAGTTCGGGCGCTTTGTGTACACCTGAATCATGGAATCTCCGGCATCATCAACTACACGGTAGTAGTCAACAAGCCACTGATTACACTGCCCCTTCGCAAGTTGAGCATCGGTCTTGTTGTGGAAGCCGGACTTCTCATAGTTGGCATCGAGAACAAGGTGTCTGTTCTGTCCTTCCAGGGCTTTTGCAAGTTCGCGGTACACGAGCAAGCAATACTTCTCCTTGTTGGAGAGTGTGGTGATGTCGATGTTCTCATTAGGTCCGAGAATGCCCTGCAAGGTATCATCTGTAACGGTAACGAGTTCCTCGGCGAGTTCATTGATGGTCTTGATGGTCTCATTGTTCTTCATGGTTTTGTTCCTCCTTTAAGGTCGTTTTAATCTGTAGGTGTATCTATCTTCACTCTACGACTTCATTATAACATACACAAACGCTAAAAGCGAAAGGTTTACTGAAAATTCCCACCATTATTTTATAATAAGGATAGGAGCAAGTATGCCTGATATGCGGCTAGGATTTCTTCATCTGCCCATACCATCTCGTACTCTTCATCGGTAAGGTCATCTGTATTGATACCTGTCTCGTATCTATACCACTGGTCGAAAGACATGGGCATTATTATCACCTCCCTTAAATCATAGCCTCAATCTTCTTGATGATACCGTTGAGGACTTGCAATTTTGCCTTATCCTCGTCATCGAGTTTTTCTTTAGGTAAGAAGTCGTAAACATCCTCGAGTACAGGATTTCCATCTTCATCCAGTACCGGAACTCGCTTATCTAACTCCCTATCCCATTTGGTCTTCTCTGTCTTTTCACCCGTAGGCTTGTATTCCTTGGTGATGTCGTCACGACGACGGTACAACTCCTTTGCCGCGCACTCCAGGTACTCAATCTCTAACTTTCTTGCCTCAAACTTGGTCATCTCATATGCCATAATAAATTCCTCCTTAATATGCCTGCTTTACATAACTATATGAAATCTGGTCTCCGAAGACCTTCTTCATACTCTTTTCTCCGTCCCTAGCCATATCTTCTGTATAGTAGGGGTAAGTGTTCTGTTCACCTGAAATCCAAATCACCACTAAATCGTATGCCATAATCATTCCTCCTCACTTACATCTGCCGAACGCTGATAATAGGCTAGCAGTCTCGAACGGGATCGGCTCTGCTTACTCATTGTGGCGTAGGCTCTGAACTCTTCCATGGTTCTAAAGAAGCGACGGTACACTTTCTCTTGGTTCGACATGAACACTGCCATGTACGTTTCATTCATCCTCGCCATGCGGGTGTCAACGATGTCATCGATAACGGTGAGGACTACGGGGTTCTGTACTGCTACTGGATCAACTTTTTTCTTTGCCATAATTCAACATCTCCTTCATACTGTGATGGTAAGCATCTTTTATCTTACATACATATTATAATATACACAAACACGAATTGCAAAAGGTCTATCACAACTTCTGGTCAAAAAACGTCTCCATCAGCCTCTGTCCGTAAGATATGGATTCATGGTCGGTTTCAATATATCCAGGCTCGGAGAATGAATACTTATAATAGGATATATATTCTGTCATACCCTCTTCACCTTCGACCTCTTTTGCCAGCGAATGAGATAATCCCCAGCCCATGATATACACACCCGAATTATTAGCGAGTGACCCAGACCGTTTGTAGAAAATACCCTTTATCTTCCAGTCCAGCATCGGGATAGTAATAAAATCTTCGGCATACGTATAGCCATGCTTCATCAGCTGGTAAATAAACTCTTTAGGTAAACTTTGTAACTGGTTAACTTCTCTTGGCTCTTTCATCTTCATTTCCTCCTTACTGGTAATCTTCATCATGTCCTGTATAGGACGTCTCAACGTATCGCCACTCACCTTTAAACTCGCTTAATAACTTGGTGACATCTGGCTTCCACTCATCAACTCGGCAGTCATAATCCCAAAGTCTTCCATTATATGAAAGAGTACCTACAACGGCATCATCTTCCATAACAAGACCTTCA